CTGAACGTGATGCTTGAGGCGTCAGCACCTAGCGTCTGCGAGGCGATGGGCTCATACGTCCTAGGCATGATCGCCCCCCGTCTGTAATTGTGTCGTTAGTGTCATCACGGGGCCTTGATTCCGTAGAGGGCAGCCGTCGTGTGCTGCGCCCAGTTGCCACCCGAATATGTAGTAATCACGATTGAGGTGACAGCACTTGTTGACATGAACAGACCGGAAGTTAGCGAGACGACGCCGCTGCCGTTTCCGTCCCATCCACCAAATGAGCGCATAGTCTTGTTTTTTGTGGTGGATGCGTAATCTAGAACATCAGCGATGATGCCGCCCCATACAGATGCAGTCTGGCTACTTGTTGTAAATACACGCGAGCCAGCAACCATGATGCTTGAATCTGTAAACGCCTGCACTGCGGTCACTGCTCCGGTGCCGAACAGAGTGTGCGCCGCATACGATGATCCGCTAACGCCGTTGAATCTAAGTCGACAATCCGTGTTCGTGTCAGCCTCCGTGCTGCGCCCGATCATGCGGATCTGCAAATGCTGATACGTCCCCGGTATGTCGCTGAACGTGATTGACGACGCCCCGCCGCTGCCCACCGTCACCGTGGCGATGGAGTCCATCTCAGACCAGCCCCACCCATAGCCACCAATCATCGACGAGCCCTTACGGCCCGTCAGATCAGCAGTAGAGAAACGCCTAATCGCCACGGAACACCTCAACCCACGACCCCGTGTCCTCATCCCACGAGATCGACAGGTGATCCTCAGTCCACTCCGGCATCGGCACCGGCGGCTTCCAGTCGTGGTTCTCGTCAAGGATCCACGACGCTGCGGGCTGAGGGGCCACGAACACATCAGCCGCCGCATCGTAGGTGAAGCCAGGGCCGGGGTACTGCTTACGGATCCGCCCGTTGTACGAGCATTGGACCCATGTGCCGCCGAGGGTGAGGTCGTTGGCGAGGTAGTCCTGGCCCCGGTGTTCCTGCTCGTCGGGCACCACAAGAACACGGATGACCACGTTGTCCGGTCCAACCTCGGCATAGTGCGCCACGATCACTCCTAACTGGGGTTGCACCCTTGTTGGGTGCACACGCCTATTCTTCCTTACCTGTAGGGATACCGAACGATTACGATCCCCGAACCACCGGCACCACCGGGGTAAGTGATGTTTGACTGGCGACCGCCACCACCGCCACCGCCACCGGTATTCGCAGTTCCAGACGTACCGACAGTCGCTCCGTTCTGACCATCGCCGCCACCCCCGAGCCCACCCGTGCCTCGCGTGTAGCCGTCCTGCGTACTACCCGATCCGCCACCGCCACCCGCAAAGTAGTACAGGCCACCCGACAACTGCCCAGCGTTCACGGCTTGCCCCCAAGATGAGAAGCCAGCGGTGCCGATGCCGCCGTTGCCCGCGATGGAGGAGCCACCGTTACCGCCGACAGCGCCAGCACCACCGCCGCCACCCGCACCCGGATTCGTACTGTTTCCGCCATTGTTGCCCTGACCTGCCGTACCGGCACCACCTACGCCACCCGCGTGCGCCCCACCGCCCCCGGACCCGCCCACGCCTGCGGCGCTCGTACCGCCGAAGCCAGCGTGCCCGCCCCCGAAAGCCTCACGATTAGCCACGACAGACGAGGCGTTCCCCGATCCGGGCCTACCCCCATAGTTCACACCGCCCGCGCCGCCCGCACCGACCGCAACCGTGACAGGGCCGGAAGCCAAATATGACGAGTAGGCCAGCACGCCGCCCGCTCCACCACCGCCGCCCCACTCCGCACCACCGCCACCGCCAGCGACAGTCAGAACCTCAGCCCACCCCGGCGTGTTCACCTGCAACACACCCGACGAACGGAACGTGTGGTACTTGTACCCGCCCGAGATCGACACATCCCCGCCCGACGCATCCATAAACACACCCGGATCGGCAGACGCTCGGCGGATGCCATACAGATAGAAAGTAGACCCGGCAGCGAAGCCGTTACTCAACGAGTAGTACAGGCTGAACGTGACCGAGGTGACCGGAGACGTATTGCCCGTTTGCCCCGCAGTGGTAGTAATCACGGCGAGAGACGCATTATTCTCTCCGGCCCCCTCACCGGAAGTAACCCTCGGCCCAGCGACGGCGTAGTTCGGTATGTAGAACCAGCCATTACCGAACGTGCTAGAAGTAGAAGACGCTCCCGATGTAGCACCAACGATCAGGCGACTGCCCGCCGTCCCCCCATTATTGTTACTGAGTCCATCTCCCGAAACCGTTGCATTACCGCCCAGGCCGTAGAATCGACGCGACGTGTAGCCGGATTGAATCCCATTCAGATACGCAGTCACAAGATCATCTTGTGTCGCTCCGCCCTGAGCGCGAGTCGACATAACGAAATACAGATCAGTAAAGGTTTGTGGGATGTTAGAGAAGGTGACCTCAGCAGCCGCCGTTCCCAAGGTCTGCCGCGCTATGTACTCGTAGGTTGCCGACATCACGCACCTCGCAGACCGTAGAGATCAGCCACGAACCCTGCGGCTAAGTTGGCGCTCTGCGCCGACGACAGAGTTATGGACGTAATCGCAGTAGTAGACCGCCACAGATTGACGGTACGACTAATCGGATACTGATTAGCCAAGCCGCCACTCTGACTGAGCATTGTCTTGAAGGTATTACTGTTCGAGTAGGATCCGATGTTGGCGATTAGGCAAGACGGATGCGTATTACTTGAACCGGAATGGTTGAACACATCTTCGCCGGATGTTGAGTTGCTGACTCGTATCGAAATGGAAGGATGCAGAAGATACGTTCTACTGTAGTTAGTGCCCGAATCTCCGTTGAACCTGAAGCGCAGCCCCTCGAAGTTGTCTGTTGTCCAACTGGTGCGCCCCGCCACTACAAGGAGCAGATCGGTGTAGTTCTGGGGGATGCCGGAGAACGTCACAGAAGAAGCAGCCGATACGAGTGTGATCGACGCGATCGGGTCACCAGTCAGAGCCATGAGATCACCTCGCTACCACGCCGTACAAGTGCGCCACCGTATGCTGCGCGTGGTTGAAGCCGCCCAAGACGGTCAGGGCAATCGAAGACACCGCCGCCGTGTTGAACCACGCCCCTGAGGTCACGCCAGGAAACCCAGCATTGAAGCCGGAGCCCGCGTTGTTTTCGTAGCCCTGGAAGATCCGCATAGTCTTATTCTTAGACGTGCTCGCGTAATCAAGAATGTCGATGATGTTGTATGCGAAGACGTTGGAGGTCGATAGGGCGTTAGCGCCGTAGACGGCTGGGCTGGTGGCGGAAACAGCACCCCCGGCGTACACGGTTCCGCCGTCACCCTGTAGATAGTGCAGAGAGTAGTTTGCGCCGCTGTCGCCATTGAGTCGCAGAAGAATGTTGCTGTATGCGGACCCGCTACTCTGCGTGGTGCGAGATAGAAGACGCAGGTGAAGATGCTGGAATCGGTTGGGGATACTACTGAAGTCGATACTTGCTGTGCCACCCGCTCCGACCGTAACAGTCTGAATGGAGTCAAGCACGCCAAGCGACGGCACATAGTTACCTAGTGCAGTCGTGTACTTCTCAAGTCCTTCCCGCAGAGAGGACTGAGACAGGCGAGTGACAGCCATGACCTATCAGGTGTTCTCCGCGCCGAACGCCGCGAACGACATCGAAGTCGATGAGGCGTTGATCGTGATGATATCCGTCGCCGCAAGCGTCAACCCCAGGGTCAGGGCCGTGGAATCGTTCGCCTGGATCGGCACATCGAACGCCACCCAATGAGCCGCCGCAATCGACGCACCCGCCGGGCGGATCGCGATCCGGTACGTCTGCTGCGAGGTGGTCTGGTTACACACCGTGACCGTGGACACCACCGTCGAAGTAGCAGACGGCACCGTGTACAGGTTGTAGTTCGTGTTGATCGCGGCAAGGGCCTGTGCCCCGTTCCCCGTATGACCAGCGGAACCCGTCATAGCGAGAACCTTGTAAGTAGTAGGCATGTGCTTATGCTCCCATCAGAAGGAAAACGGAATCAAGGCCGATCGTGCCTCCGCCAGCAGAAACAGTTGTCCACGCCACCTTGTTCACACCAGTTCCGGCGGCGTTCACGGTGAGTACCTGTCCGTCCGTGCCGAGCGGCAAACGGTCCACCTGATTGTCGGACTGGCCCACAAGCAGATCGCCAGCGGCGTTCACCAGTGTCACATCCACATAGTTGTGGACATGGCTAGACGCCGACTTAGTTCCTAGTGCCGTCTCAACATCGGTGGCAAGGTATTCAATGTCACGCGGCACATTAGGCGTGTCAGTGGACGCCGGATACCGCAACCCGCCAGGTGTAGTAGGCATGTACCTCTCCTTACCAACTCAATGTGATGTAGCCGTTACTGCCATTGACGCCTTCAACGGTCGCCGCCGGAACCACAGCAGCGGTCGTGAAAGAGGAACCCGCACCACCGGCACCGTTACCACGGTTGTCGTCTGAAGAGTAACCACCACCACCACCGAAGTATCCGCTACCACCACCCGCACCCGGATACGAGAAAGAGGGATTCACATACGAGTTATTGTCTCCCTCACCACCCTGCAACGCCGAACCGGCAGACGCCGTATTGTTGGGTTCCCCTGAACCGCCGCGAGCGCCACCCGCGCTGACCGTGCCCGCAGCGCCGTTGAATGATCCCGGCCCACCCAAGTTAGAAGAACCACCGCCGCCCCCCGCAACAACGATCGCATTACCCTGTGTCAGAGAGCCCGCCGAGAAGATCCCCGAATAGCCGCCGCCCGCACCGCCCTGCACGAACGCGCTAGGGTAGTAGTTCCACGTCGGCGAACCCGCGTTACCGCCACCGGGCCATCCGCCAAGATTCTGAACATTGACGGGATCAGGAAGCGACGCGAACCCACCCTCGCCGGCTTGCCCAGCCGCAAGATGCAAAGTCGCGCCCGGTGTCGTCGTCATACGGCCCGTGACGATGGAGCCTCCACCGCCGCCACCGCGTACCTCGTTACTGCCACCGCCGCCACCGGCTCCCACGACCTCAACCGTGATCGTGGTGACGTTCGCCGGCACCGTGAACGTCTGAAAAGCGTTCGACACATACACGAAAGACCTGCGGGCACGCTGCGGCCCGTCCATAGCAAGGCTACGAGCGGAACCAGCGCCACGAGTCGCAAGCAGAGGCATTAGGCGAACCGCCCCACAGACGCCAACACAAGATAGGTCGGGGTAGCAGCGGTCTTGACGATAGTGAAGGAGTACACGTCGATGGAGGATGCGGATCCTGCGGTGGGGGCGAACCCGCCGAGCCACTTTGGGGTCACGGCGCTACCGTCGACCTGTGTCGCCGCCTGGTAGTACGGGGTGGATCCGTTTGTTACCAGAAACGAAACAGTGAATGACTGGCCCACGGGAAGCAGCGACGACAGTGTGGTAGAAGCGTTGCCGCGCAAGTTCAGGGTCCAGTTAGCGCCCGCGTTCGCCGTGTAATAGACGACGGCCTGATCGGACACGTCGAAGTTGATCGTGCCCGTGGCGGATGTAGCCGAGACGGTGACCTTTTCCTTCGGCCCGATGAACAGCGGATTGACAAACTCCGCCACCTCACGCGAACGGTAGATCGCCATCAGGTGATCTCACTTCCGAACAGGGTGAAGGAAAGGTCAGTGGTGGACGCATACACGACGACAAGATCAGCGGCGTCAATAGTGAGGCCGATGCTGACGGAAATGGTTTCGTTACCCAGGATGGGGGAGTCGTAGAAGACGTAATGCTGATTCGCGAGGGAAGCCGCGTTAGGGCGGACAGCAATGCGGAACGTCGCGGCAGCAGTTCCACGATTGCAGATCACAATAGATGACGACACAACCTGGGTTACGGAAGGGCATGTGTAGAGAGTGGTGTTCGTGGTGGCTGCCGGGGCCGACTGGCCGAGCACCTTGTATGCGATGGGCACTACCTTCTCCTAACCCCGGTTACTGAATGTGGAAGTCTCATGCAAGTCTACCGCCGAACACCGAGCGACCCAGTGAACACAAATGGATGCGGGAACAGTTCCTCCGCCTGCTCAATAGCCTGATCTGCCCAACCCTCAGCCTCAGCCGCCAACGCAACCGCCTCAGCCTCGTAAGGCACTATGCCTGCGTATTGCACAATAAACGGGCCCGCAGTCACAGCAGCGTAAGTGGCAGGCCCCGAAGCCAGAGCCGAGTACGTCAGATAGGCCAGCATCAAGCCGCCATAATCGACAGGCACCTTGATACCGGCAGGCGAGTAACTAATCTTCGCCTCTTCCTCAGTGACCACGCCCTCCTCAAGGACATAGGCCTGATAAGAAGCCAACTCGCTGAAAGCCTCGCCCGTGTAGGCCGGAACCAAGGAAGTCATCTTCACAGTGGTAGTGGCCTCGGGCAGTGCCGCCTGCCAAGTGCGGCCACCAGCGAAAGCCTCAGTGATGGTGTACACGAAAGACTCATTGAACTGAGGATCATCACTAGCCGGCAGCACAATCGAGAACTGGCCGAACGCATTGAGTGTCGCAGCGAATGAAGAAGGCACCATGATCTGATCGGCCAACTCGTTCCGCAGCGTCTTCGGCAGAGTGAAAGTCACTTGACCTGCGACTGGGTCGCCCCGATAGTCGACATACTCACCCGTCACAGTCACCAGCGTGATGTTGCCAGCGATAGTCAAATCACACCCCCAGGAACACGAAGGGGTTGAGCACCTTAGCCTCGGCAGCCTCAGCCGCCGCCTGCGCCGCCGCTGTCTGAGCGGTCGCAGTGTTGATAGACGTAATGAGAGACGAAACCGTATCAGTAACGTTCTCGATCGTGTCCACCCGAACCACCAGAGCGTTGAACACACTCAGCAACACATAAAGCGACACCTCATCGCCAGTGGACAACACCACTGGAACCTTGTCCGCAAGATTCTGATTAGCCGGCGACGCAGCCAACTGAATGTCATACACCCGGCCACCGGAGAACGCCTCCTCCACCCGATAAGTGAAGTTCACCGGAGACAAAGACGCGTCATTCGTGGCCGGGAGCACCGCAGTGAACGTACCCGTCGCATCCAAGTCCACCGTGATCGTGTTCGGAATCACGATCTGGTTAGCCACACCATCGACCAGCACGGCACGAGGCGTGAACTTCACCTGCCCCGCAATAGGGTTACCCGCAACGTCAACATACTGACCACCCAACGTCACCGTCGACAGGTTCGGGGTAAGCGGCACAACACCCTCCTACATAAACCTAGCGGCGGGGCCAGCAGGGATCACCCGCTGAACCCCGCCGCTCAGGCTGAACTATCTACCTATCAGGTCAGGTCAACCCACAGGTAACGGAACGTAGCCGCCGCCTCGTTGATCGCAGAAGCAGTGGCGTTCACCGCGTACACCGTGACCGTGTTCGTAGCCGTGACCGCAGCCCCAGCGAACACAAGACCCGTTGTCAGCGCGGGAGGATTGACAACCACCACGTCACCGGCGGCAGCGCCCGTGACCGTGATCGTTCCCGATCCCGTCTCGCCGGCAGCGATCTCGGCGAAGTCCACCGAACCCGTGCCAGTAGCGATCTTCTTGATGACGGATCCCGAAGATCCGACAGCGAGCGTGCCCGCTGTCAGATCACCGGTCACCGTGGCGTCGTCACCGACCGTGAGGTCATCGGTAGCGACCACGTCATCGTCAGCGTGTAGCCGGCCGACAAGGGCCTCTCCCTGAGTGAGACGGTTAGACATCAGGCCACCGCTGTGTTGAAGTAGACACCGAGGTCGCTGGACACGACCTTGTTGTCGAACGCAACCTCAGCCTCGACACGATCCGCCTTGAGGGCGTCCATGCGAATCTGAGAGGTGCCGACCGTCTGGCCGAGGCCACCCGACACACCAGTCCACGAGAAGATGTAGCCGGCGGACGGGGTGAGCAGGCCGGGGTTCGGGGCGACGTGGCCGAGCCACGCAACCTTGCCCACGTTGAACGAGTAAGCGCCAGTGGCACCCTCGTTGTTCGTGGCCCGGATCGACTTGGCGACGAGCACGCGGTCCACCTCGAACATGCGGGCGAGCATGTCGCTCGTCACCACAGAAGAAGAGGTGTACTTGATGCGGTCGACGATGTCGGGGTGATGACGCAACTTGCGGAACGTCTCGTACCCGAGGACGAGGGTGTTGGCCTCGAAGCCCGTGGTCGAGAGGATCTGCGCCTTGCCGGTCTCAACATTCTCAATCGGATCGGAGTTGGCGTAGTCGCTCCACTGCTTGAACTCGTCCGTGGAGGGAGCGCCGGCAACACCGGTGTAGTCCTTGCCCCAGACCGAAGTGGTCATGTAGTCGGACACGAACTGGACCTCGCGACGGAGCAGGAGACGCTGCGTCACGAACTCGGCAGCCTCACGAAGCGGGTTCAGCGGGCTGTCCGCGTTCGCCTTCGTCTGATCGCCGACATCCTTGTGGAACGCCCACACGTCAGCCGAGTACGTCGCGGTGCTCAGGTTGTAGCCCGAGCCAGCCGACTCGGTTGCGTCGGCGCGGCGCTGGGCCTCGTCGCGGAACCAGTCGTTCTTCGTGTAGACGAAATACTTGTCCGACTTCTTGTCCACCGGGACAACCGGGAAGACCTTGTCGGCGATGAAGTTCTCCGACTTCTGCATGTACGCGACCGAGATGTTGGTCAGGATCGCGTCGATGTGAACATTGTTCACGTTCGGCTGTGCCATCGTTACTGCTCCTTATCTCTCTCGGCCCGTCACGCAGCCCGCGAGGGCGCGGCGCAGTTGACGACGGCGGTTGCGATTTCGTTGTCGGCTCCGACTGCGAGGATCACGGTGCCGACGACGTACTCAGTCGTGTCGGTGCCGGGGACCTTGGCATCAGCCTTGCCTGCGTTGTTGGTTCCGATGAGGGTGCCAACGGTCAGAGCGGCAGAGGCGACGATCTTCGTGCCGCCGGCCACAACGATCTCGGCTTCCTCGCCCTGAAGGGGCGCGTTCTGAAGCACGCCGATCGGCCGGTCAGTGGCGCCGTTGCACAAGGTCACGACACCGCCCGTTCCGATCTCGACGAACTTGTACTGATGGGTGCTGAGGTCCGCCCCCGCGACGAGGGTGATCTTCAGCGAGTAGTTGTTGATCTCGTATGCCACGGCGATCAGCCCTTCTTCTCGGCGAGGTACTCGGTGTAGAGAGCCGGGTCGCTGACGAACACGTCAGAGAGAGCCTGCTCGAAAGTGGCTGAGGTGCCGTCAGCGACAGCGGCCTTAGCCAGCGACTCCGCCTTGTGGAAAGCGGAGCCAGTATGAACGGGCGTTGAGCCGATCTCGCTGAAGATGTCAGCGGACTCGACCTTCGCGTTGGCCGCAAGCAGCGTGCTCTCGACCGACTTCGCCAGGGCCTCATCGACCTCGGCAAGGCGACGCAGCGCCGGGCCGACCTGATCGGCGTCAAGACCGAGAGCCCCGTAGGTCTCGCGGGCCTTCACGACCGCGTCAGCGTCAGCACGCTCTGCACGCTCCTTGAGAAGCGTGGCCTCGGCAGCCTCGGCCTTAGCCATGGCCTCCTGCGCCTGCTTCTCCATGACCTCGAACGCCTTACGAACAGACTCAGGCGCAGCCTTCATCATGTCCTCGTCGTCCTCGGGCTCTTCCTCATCCGAATCGCCACGGGAGGCCATCTCCTTCTCCATATCGGCGATCCGCGACTCGGCAGCGGCGAGGGCCTTCAGGGCCTCGTCGAGCCGATCCTCGGTGCTCTTCTCCATGTGGCCCTCCTGGGCGTCGGTGGACGGCACCTCCTCTTCGGAGGTGTCAGGTTCCTCGGTGATCTGCTCCATCGCTGCCACAACAGCGTCAGGGTCGGCCGCCTTCATGACGAGCCACCCCTCGGCAAGGTGAGCAGGATGATCGACGCCGGATGTCTCTTCGATAGCAAGATTGACCATCTTGCGCGTACGGCGACGCTCCACAGATCCTCCTAAACCAGACACGGGCCGCCAACCCCTAAGTAGGGGCGACGACCCGCAGGTCTCGATGAGGCTAGGTTAGCACGATCCCTGTCCCCCGAGAGGGTTGCGAAACGGGTTGTGCGGATGCTAAGGCAAGGCCGACAGCCCAGCCGGCGATGAAGCCGCAGCCGAGCCACGCCGCCACTGCGACGACAGCGACCCCCGTCTCAGGGGTCCACGAGTTCCGTAGGTCCACCGTTGAACACCACTACGGGCTTGCTGCGGACTCGTCCACGGGAAGCGGACAGGCGAATGTCGACCTGCTCGGCGGGGAACGCCCGCATGGCGAGGAGGAACTCGGGGGAAAGCAACTGTGCACACCACGCCGCCACAACAGGGGGTATGTCGGGTGAGTCGAGGGCAGCCTTGACCACGTCCCGCTGCATCATCCGAGTGACTCCCGCAGCATCCGCTCTTCTCCGGGCAGACTCACTCGGTCTCCTCCAAGTCGACGAACAGTCTCTCGGCGCGTCCCCCAATAGAGTAGCCCCTGATCTTGCCGCCCTTGACTAACTCCCACGCCCACGGCTTCCACTTCACGCCGAGGAACACGGTGTTAGCGGGGAACGACACCGGTTCATGTGTGTCCTCACCGGTCGCGGCCTTCTTCATCATCGGCACCTGCACCTCGTAAGGCCACGTCATCACCTCGACCCACTCCCCAGCGACCTCATCCCGGTCATGCTGAAGACGGATCCGGCGGTCGCCGCCCTTGACGTAATCCCACACGGCCTTCTGCAACTCTTGCGCGTCGGTCCACTCAGAGTGGGCGTCGAGACGGTCGGGGATGTACATGGGGCCGAGGGTGAACATCTCCTCAGAGACGGCCTTGGACACCTCGAAGTCGCCGACACTCTTCGCCACCTCGGGAGTGAAGGCGTCAACAGCGAACAGGCGGGCCTGCTCCTCGGTGATCTCTTCGAGGCGCGGGTCACCGTCCACGATGTACAGGGCGAGACGTGGGTAGTCGACCCACTGCTTCTCGACGATGTCCCATAGGTAGGTGTCAAGGGTCTGGGCTTCGTCGTCTTGCTCCATGCGGAACAGGGCGTAGATGCCTTGCTCGTCGACCTTACCGAACAGTCTGGTAGCCATAACTCTCCTTCTACCCCCAGTTTAGACTAGGCCGGCGTCTTGAGCCGTCTGGAACCCCTGGAACAGGGTCGTGCCGATCGACAGCACCGAACCGGACGGCACCGCAATGCTCCGTGCCATGCGGGTCATGCGGTTGTACGTCTTCCAGCGGGTCCGATTGTCGCGAGACTCACGATATGTCTCGTACTCGGCGTGGATCGGCTCCTTCGCCTTGAGGGATCCGGGCGTGTGGAACTGCAACTCGAACTTCTGCCCATTCGGGTGAACGGCAGCGACGTTGATCCCCTGGTAGGGGTCGCCTTCCTGCCAGTAGTTCTTGACTCGCATCTGGTAGCCCTTGGCTTCGAGGTCGCTGATCGTGGCGGACACGCCATCGGTGTAGCCGTCTTCCTCGAAGGTCATGGTGTAGCGCACCACGTCGGACATCTTGTCGGCAGTGACCTCGGCGTCGCCGCCGTTCTCGACCTTCTCGTCGTCGATCTTCCGAGCGAGGGACTTCTCCGCCTTCATCCGGTAGTCGAGACCCTCCATGGTGCCGCCGTTAGCGTTCGCCGTGTCGATCATGTCTTTCGTGATCTCGGGCTCGGCCTCGGCTGCCTTGTCACGAACCCGCTTGGCCGCTGCGACCACGTTGTCGGGTCGACCGGTGGCCGAGGGGTTGTCGACCGGGTTCAACTTGTAGCCGCCATAAGACGCGCCACCCTCGGGCGCCACCGAGTCCCCTCCGCCGGCCGAGGATCCACCACCCTTACGGGGGGCATGGCTCGACTGGTCATGTGACCCGTGCTTCTCGACAGGCCAGTTGAGGGTCACCACGGCACCACCCGGCAGGGAGAACGTGGTCAGGCTGTTGGGCAGGTAGTCGTAGTACAGGGTGTGGCCGTCGAGTGACTTCGAGGTGCGGTTGCGCTTGTCACCCGGCCACATGCCGGTGACCTCACGGTGCCGGATCGCGCAGTAGCCCTTGGCCTGCTCGCTGGTCATGTACTTCCCGACCGCAGCCACACAGGCAGTGAAGTCGCCGCCGGCGCCCCACGAAATCTTGCCCTTGCCACCGCCACGCCAGTAGTCCCGCAGCGCCTCGGGGTTGCCGCGCTTCTCCATCTCGTCCGCGAGGTAGGCGTAGGAACCGAAGTCGGACAGGTCGTCGTCGTCCATGGTGGACAGCAACTCTTCCTCGTCGACCTCGTCATCGGTCAGTGGCCCGCCCGTGAGCCACGCCGAGCAGGATCGTGCCGCAGCGCACTTGAACTGGAACAACTCGCAGTAGCCCAGACCCGCCGCCTCGGCGACATCTTCACCCTCGTCGCTGATGTTGCCGGCGATGGCATCGACGATCTCTTCCTTCACGTTGAAGGCGGCACAGTTGCCGCAGCGGGTCGTAGACGCCTCATCCGCCGGCACGCCCCACACCTCACCGAGACGCTCCCAGTAGTCGCCGGGCTCGTCCGGGTTCATCGGCCCATACAGGTACTCGTCGATGGCGTGCTGCCGGTTCTCAAGGTTGACGTGGATGTCAGTGATCGCCTCGGGGACGGCACGCTTCTCCACGTCACCGAGCACGGAACGCACCCATGACCGGCCGGGGTCTCCGCCCCACGCATCCCACGCCACACGCCACGGCGTCGGCTCCCCGTCGTCGAGTTGGGCGTGGTCGCCGCGCTGCTTGCCGTGCCGGGCGAAGTAGGCCCGCATCTTCACCAGCGTGTCCTGGCCGACCGTGCCGCCCTCGGCGAGTTGCCTAGCCCGGTTGCGGCCCACTGAGGTGAACCCGTCGCCGGCCTTGCCGTCCTCAATCCACGCCACGGCTCGACGGGCAGCGGAGCGGACAGCGTCGGGCACCTTGTACGAGTCGGCCTTCTCAAGGGCCCCAATGGACTTCAGGGACGACGCCCGATGCCCCACGACCGTGTCCGTGGGCCGGAAGCCCTGAGAGGTGAGCCGGTACACGCGGATCAGCACCGCTGGATCCTCTTCCGAGGCGTTCAGGGTGAAAGTGGAGTCGGGCACGTTGACCTTGCCCTCGGTGACGATCCGCTCGATGCGGCCCCTGGCGGGTCCACCGGATGAGCCCCAGGTGACGAAGTCGTCGACTCGCCATTCCTTCGCCTTAGCGAACCGTTCGATCTGGTCGAGACGGGCCTGCGCTTCCTCGCGAGTGTCGTAGGTGCCGAACTCCCGATCCGTGTCCTCGGCCATGACGACGTACTTGCCGTCCCGCTCGACGATGCGCTTGAGCATGGCTTTCGGCTTCTCGGCGCCCATGATGGAGTCGACGTGGACCGTGTTCACGTTGGGTGACGCCTTGAGGACGTAGCCGTCGACTGTGAGGAGCACCTGCACGACGCCGCCGGCTTCGAGGGCCTTGGCGAGGGGCTCGGACAGGTCGCCGGGGAAGTCGATGTCGTCGACCGACGCCACCTCGGCCTCATCGACCACGATCACTGACCGGGACCATTGGTCATCCTCGTGTCCGTGGTCGAGGCCCCGCTTCAGCATCTCCTGCGACACCAGATGGTGGGCCTGCACCGCAGCCGGGTCATCCACGGCAGAGGCGTCTAGGCGGGTGTGCAGTGCGACTAGGTCGTCGGTGGGGAGAGCGGCCAGCCTGACGGCGGGGTCGGTCACTGTCATTAGTCCTCCGGGCTCGATCCTCCTAGGTTACCGCTCGACAGGCTCCTGGCCGGGGCTTGGCAGTAGCGCATATGCCATAACGTCGATGAGGATCTCGCCGTAGATGTCAGTGGCGTCTTCGAGTTTCTGCCCGGCCTTCACTTCGCGCTCCATCACGTCCCAGAACTCGGGGGGTGCCTGATCGTAGGCGACGGCCTTGAGGGCGGCGATGACTTCGAGGTCTTTCTCCTGCTCGGTCACTTGACTCTCCGGTAGTACGGGGACTGGAAGACGGCCTCTTGCTCCTCCGGCGTCATCTTGTCGAACTCGTCGGCGAAGGCGTACATCTCGGGTAGGGCTTCGCGCATGGCCTGCTCATACTCGGTGTCGCTGGCGGTCTCGGGCAGGGCGTCATAGACCTTCTCCGAGGCTGCGAGGATCTTATCTACGTTCATGGTCTTCCCTCCTTCCATACTCTAACCCCCGTTATGATACCACGTTAGTCGAACAGGGTTTGCTGCCCAGGAATCTGCGGCTCAGACGGAGCCCCAGCAGCCGCCTCAGTCTCCGTAGTCGACCGCCTCGGCCCGGAGGGGCTCAACTCCTTGATCCCATACCAATCCGTGCCCAGCAACGCCTCCTTGCCCGGCCAGGTAGCGGCACCATCGACGAAGCCCCACGACGCCACCTCGCGGGGGCTCGGATAGTCAGGATCCGATGTCGGTAGATCGAGCCGCGCCCGCAGGCTCCTACCCGACCGCTCAACCGAGCCTGGAAGCGCACCGCTATCGAGCACCTCATCGAACTGGTACTTGACTGAACTGGTCGCCCCACCGGTACGCGCCCAGTCGAAGCCCTGCCTCGCCCACGCGAACCCACCCACGTCGAGGGCGGCGTGGACATGCACGTCGGTGATGCCGTGTGAGATGTAGTAGTCCTCTGCCCGCTTATTGAAGACCTTGGCGAACCCGGTGCCCTGGTACTCCTCGTCGATTCGGAGGAGTTCGTGGCTTACAGCCACTCTGCCGTTGTCGTCAACGAAGAAGCGTCGCTGGAACTCGCCGGCCCAGTCTCCGTTCTCGGTGTAGATCGTGCCGGTGACATCGACGTGGTTCTCGCCCCAGTAACGCTCGACAGTCACATCCCCGACCTCGGCTTGTAGCCGGACGACTCGGCCATCGGGTGTCATGCCCTCGTGGCCTATCCCGTAGACCTCGTTGAAAGCGTCGGTGTCTAACCCCTCTAGATCGGATTGCCGCATCTCGTCACCGTAGTCAGCGACGTAGAGGTCCAAGTCGCTTTCCATGCGTGCTTCGAGGCGCTCGTCGAACTCTTGCTGGTAGGTGTTGCCCATGAGGGGCTCTTCATAGTCTGGGTCGTCACTGCGATCTACCCAGCCCTCGTCTGCCATCTCCTCGGCGACTGCATCGCGTGCGCCTTCCTCAATAACATCGGCATATTCGTCGCGGACTCGCTCACGCAACGCATCATCATCCATGCCGCCAGCGGCACCGACCTCCAACACGTCACGGCCCGGCCCCACGTTAGCCATCGCGTCGATGTCTTTCTGCCGAGCGCCCCAACCCGACGACGCCCCACCGCCACCACGACCATGCGACTTCTGATCATGCGCCCCGCCGAGATGCTTCCGCAGAGACTTATCCATCCACGACGGCCTGCCGTACTTCTCGTAGTAAGACTCCCGCAGGCTACGAGCCTCATCGTCAGTGAAGCCCCAACGCTTCTTCCGCTTGATCCCCACCCGTTCCGCAACCCGAGTGATACGCCGCTCCACACGTCCCATCGCCGAACCGAGGCGCCGCGCCAAAGGCGATTCCGGCAAGTTGAGATCCGAATAGTCACCTGTCACAAGGGCCTGAGCGATAGCCTCACGCTGATCTTCGTATTCTTCCTGCCACGTCTTACCGCCGCCGCGCCTGGAACTAGGTTCATCCGTGTCGAAGTTACTGGTGAACGTGCCACCACCTGACGGCGTGTACCGGCCCGGCACGCCACGCAACTCGTCAGCCGCAGACGACCCGCCACCACGACGGCCATGTGACGACTGATCGTGTGAGCCGTGCTTTAGGACTGGTCGGAGGCCGGGCTCGAAGGCGACGACGATTCCTCGCCCGCGAACTTCGCCCACAGAGTCTTTGCGTACTCGTCGATCTCCGCGTCCGTCATCTTCGACAGGTCCGGCAGTTTCACTACCTGCAACGGCCTTTCCGACTGCTCCTGTGCCACCGGTATCTATCTCCTCGAAGTTGGCTACGTCCCAAATGCTGATCTGGTCCCGCTTACGTCCCGCGTCGATAGCGGTGTCACGGTCCATGATGTTCTCGGACACGTCGAGATACACCTTGCCGTCCGCCTGATTGTGCCACAACCCCAGATAGGAGCCCTCGGACAACTCGCGGTTGGACTTCATGAAAGAGCCCAACGCCTCGGGGCCGCGCTCCGGGTCGTAGAACTCGTCGGCGTCCATGATGGCGCCCTTGCTGCCGCCCATGGCGACCATGAAGCCCTTAGTGGGTTCGGATCCGTCGACCATGTTGACGGAGAGGCCGCCGTTAGCGCGGACCCTTTCGACGATGGATTGTGCGACGGTGCCGTCGAGTTTCAGGCTTGATCCTCCGCCGCCTCGGCGACCGTGTGAGGACTGGTCGTGGCTGCCGTGCTTCAGTACGGGGCGCAGCCCAGGCTCGAACGCCACGAGCACCGACTTCGCTATCGGCTTCACCGCAGTAGGCGGGACAGCGGGATCGAAAGTGTCGAGGATGATGACACGCTCGAACTCGTCATCGCCGGCTGCCTTTGTCACGCCCGTTCCCCAGTTGTATCTCCCAGCGAAGTATGTCGACGCCGGGTTCGTGGTGGATCCACCAGTCAGGGACCATTCTGCCCAAGACTCGGCCAAATGCTCGTAATCATTGAATCTACCGTAGGTACTAAGCGCGTCCATGCCGCCGTTGTCCCGTAGCGCATAGTAGTCGTCGCCGATCTGACGGTTGCTGCGCTTGTCGGTGACGTGGCCGTACTCGTGCGTGACAACATACTTCACTTGGCTTACCGTCTGCGCGGAAGGCATCGAATAGCCTTCTTCGCGGTTGATCAACTTGGCGCCTTGCGCGTATTCCGGGCGCATGTTTATCTGCTTCTCGCCTCGTAGTACGAACGCTTTAGTTGAGTCCTGCACGATGTCAGCGTTATCGCGGAAGGGCGCGTTACTGAACACTACCGTCAAGCCGCTGACGGGAACCTGCGACTGGCAAGTGTTGAGCGCCTCCATGGTGTCGCGCATGGCTGCCGCGTCGGGCTCGCCACCGCCGAGCAACTCGACTCGCACTCGTGAGCCGTTAGGTCCGGTGTATTCGGTTGTCCTATCAGTGAAGTCGTCGGCTAGGTCTCCGGCCCGCTGCGGATCGTTGGGGTACTGCCCACTGAACCGGGCTAGGTAGTCGGCGCGGATGTCATCGCGGCTACGCTGCGCCCAGCCCTCGGGAAGATCAGATGTCCCGCCCTTGTGCGGGTTATGCGACGCCTGATTATGAGACCCATGCTTGACAACCGTGTCCATCACACAGCCTCATCCATCAGACGCAACTCCGCAAGCCACCTATCCATGTCCTGCGACGGCAAACCAGTAAGCCCGCGAGACGGCGGAATCAACACAGCCGTACACCGACAATGCGGATGCGCCGGCGGCATCGTATGACCAGTCGGGAACGCAGCGTTCCACTGCACTCGCTTCCCACTCAACGACGAACACACGTCACACGGCTTCCCACGCCGAGACGCCGAAGGAGCCACAAGCCACTCCTTCTGCGACGACCCATCCAACAGGCCCGTCTTGTACGACGCATCCCACGAAGTCTGTCGCGCCATGTTCTGCGCCAACTGCAACTCCGTGCGGGCAATCATCTCCGCCCTACGCCGAATCAGCCTGTCCCGGTACGTCTTGGTCATCACGTCGGCCTTGGCCCGCGCCGCCTCCGGTGTCATGCCAGCCCTCACGAGTTGCCGGATCGTCGTCGAATCGTAGTTGTCGACAGCCCTAGCCCAGCGGGTATGCAGGCCCACGGTCTGCCGCAACATGCGGGCCGTGTCATACGGGGAACGGCCCTGCGCGAGAGAGTCACGAATGACGTACCGAATCGCCGTCCGGTTCGCCCTGTCAATGTCCGTCACCAGCATGGCAGCGCGAGTGTCGGCGTAATACACGGCCCTCGGATCCACGAAGTCGACGATCACGTTACGGATCGGGTTGATCGCGAACTCGTCGACACCGCCACCATCCGGCAGGGCGAGGCTCGACGGGACAATGATCCCCGAAGGCAACCGGACACCCGGATCTTGCAGGATCGGCACACCCGGCCGGGCATCATTCCGCACCAGTCGAACGAACTCTTCCTGAGCCCGACGAAGGTACGCCTTCTTGAGTTTCTCGGCGAGGCGTGCTTCAAGATAAGCGACCGTTATGTCGTTGATGAACTCTTCCACGGCACTCGGGTCCAGCGAAGAGATCGCGTTGACGAGCCACTCGACATCGGCCACCAGCCGCGTCTCCCGCAACATGCGGGCGATCTGGTCGGCGATTGCCTGCTCCGCCGGCGTGAAGGGGTTGCTCGGGCCGTAGCCGCCGGGGCGCCGCTTGCCGCCACGGATGATCGCCACGGGTTACGCCTCTTCGTCGTCGGGCTCAGGCTCCTCGTCAGCCTTCTTACCCCCACCGAACGGTGCCGCACCACCTGGGAACGCCGGCGCGTCCGGCACAATCCCGGTGCGCTCGGCCAACTGGCGTTGCGCGTTCGGCAGAGCCAGGAGAGCCTTCTGGTCCTCTTCGCTCATGTCGGATCCGCCGGCGTCCTCGGTGTTGTGGGCAGCCGGGGGCAGGCCCGCAAGGTCGCGCAGGTGATCTTCGAGGGTGGGGTCGGGCACGAGGATGCCAGCGGCGGTCATCTTGGAGACGAAGTCGCTGATCTCGGTGAGGTCGACATGTGCCACCTCGGAGTACACGAGGTTGGGGCAGCGGGTCGTGTCCATGCCGTTGAGGCGCATGAGGCGCGGGATGGCGTGGGCGTTGATCGTGTCAGCGATCGTCTTGCACAGGCTATCCACAGCCATCGTCCACAGGTCCATCTTCGTCGCGCCGAGGGCAAACGAACCAACCCGGTCATGGCCGAGGAGGATGAAGTCGCTGAGGACCGACATGGCGATGCGCTGGTCATACCGCTGGATAATCTTGTCCGTGTCGAACTGACGTGACCCGCCCGACGACAGCAACGTCAACTCGAAGAGTTTATGGCCCGCCTCGTCGTAGATGACGGGGAAGATGACGCCCTCGTTCTCGTTCCGCTTGATCGAGGTGACGATCTCCTTGACAGCGTTCAACACACCGATCTGCTCCGGGGTTGCTGTCGAGGACAGGTACTCCGGGGGCACATGGGCGACGGGAAGGCCGGCGAGGTCACGCTCGATACCGATCGCTTCGATCTCTTCGATGCGGCGCTTGAAGTACCAGGGGCGGTAGGCGTTGCGGAGCAGTGAACGGCCCTCGGGGTTATTCTTCTGCGTCGTCGTGCGGAACAGCAGCGACTTGTCGATCGGGATGGTGTGCATCCCGCCACCGGACGGGTCGTACTGTGTGTACGCCTGGATTCCGCCGTCCTCGTCGAACTCCCACTTCATCCACGTCTCTTGGGCGCGGATCGGCCACTTGCGCCAGCCAATCTTGCCGTCATTGAACTTGGACCGCTTCTTCGGATCCTTCTGATCGGGGCCGAGGCGACGCTTGTACACGATCTCGTGCCAGGACCAGCCGAACACAACGAAAGACAGGATCGAGGCGAGCGCGGAGTCCCACGAGTCGCTCATGTCATTGAGGCACTCTTCAACGAAACGGGCCGCCTCAACATCGTCCTCGGCGGGCTCGTCGGTGGCGCCGATCTCATTGAACGGGTCGATGCGCCATTCGAGGCGGGTGATGATCTTCTCGACGGCGAACAGGAATGAGCCGATGACCGGATCGTTGTCCGACATCTCCCGGTAGGTGCGGGTGCCGAGGCGGCCCCGCAACTGTGTGAGGAACTCCTCGTACACATAGCCCGAGGAGCGGCGTAGACCGGTTGAGCCTATCTCGGTGAGATCGGGCCTCGGTGCCATGTCTCTCCCGGCTGCTCGATGGTCATGGGCGTGCTACCCCTCGGGCTAGTGTACCGGCGTGCGTCACTGGGGGGTGGTTACGAGTCCGGCTTCGATGAGCGCGGCGGCGGTGCGCCCGTAGTGGCCTTGCAACGTCCATGCCATTCCGTTGTCGACGAGTGACTGGAAGAAGGCGATGGTGTCGTCTTCGCTCAACTCGCCCTGCTCGTATTTGATGAGTGTGTCGATGTTCATGGTGCTCTCCCTTCTGCCCCGCTGATACGGGGGTTAGTTCTTCTTGGGTGGTGTGGTCTTGCAGGGGTACAGGGCGAGGCCCTGACGGAACGGGGCCATGATCCAGTTCTCGTGATGCCAACTCGACCAGCCGCCGTACTGTGTGGCGTCGAGGGTGCCGTGCCGGGTCAGTCCCCAGGGCTGCCAGTTGCGGCCCTTGTCGCTCCACCGGTACACGATCTTCGACTGGCGGTAGGGGTCCATCATCGCGGCCATCGACCACCACGGCTTACCCGAGTGCGCGGAGGCTTGGATCTGCCAGACCCCATACGCTCCACTAAACCACGGCGAGTCAGCCCCGAGGTTCTGGTGCTTAGACTCGCGCCAGGTGATGGCCCAGGCTTGCTGGTGTGCCCTGCCGGTGAAGCCGGCCCGGTACAGGATCTTCGCCATGCGGTTCTTGCATGTCCATTCGGGCTTCGGCTTCTTGTCTAGTGCGGCCCGTGCTTCTTGCATAGATTGCTGTACAGGTGGCGGGGGTGCCGCTTCGGCGTCGAGGGACGCAGCGAAAGCGAGCGGGATGGTGATGAGGGTCGCGAGGGTGATGTCGCGGATGTTGCGGCCTCGTGCGGTGAGTCGCATAGAGGTTCCTTTCGTCAGCGTGACTCCCGTGCGAGGAGCCAGACGGCGAGGGCGATGAAGGTCCATCCGGCGAGGATGGACAGGGCGACTGTCATCCGGTCACCTCCTCGAAGATCACGACGGCGAGGCCGTAGGCGATGGCGGCGAGTGCGAGTGCGGCAGCCAACATGGTTCTCCCTTCCGCCGGGAGTCCCCCTCCCGGTCAACCCCAGTGTAGCACAACGGGGGTTTCAGGCGGCGTAGGTGTGGCAGACACACTCATAACGCTCGCCACGCTCCATGAAGCCGTGACGGCAGCCCATCACCGTGTCATGCTCCGCTGCCAGATGGCGGCACTCGGCACACTTAGTGTCGATGTCAGCGATCATCATCATCGTCTAGTCACCTCCTCTCGCCTAGAACGGCGGGATGTCATCCTGAACGGGAGTGGCCCACGGGTCGTCCAGCGGCTTCACAGCCACGCCGGCGCTCTCAGCCTTCCGATACACGCCGCGCTTCAAGTCAGGGCCGATCGAGTAGGCGTTCACCTTGAGGGACTGCCGCTCGGACCCATCCTTCGCCGTGTAGGTATCCATGTACTGCCGGCCCACGACGATGACCTGATCGCCCTTCCGCAGCGACTCGACAGCGTTCTCCCCGAGGCCCTCCCACGCCTCGACCCGATACCACGTCGTCTCCGACTCGACCCAGGAACCGTCCGGCTGCTTAGTCGACTTCGACGTGACCATACTGAAAGAGGCAACGGACTTGCCGGCCTGAGTGAAACGGATCTCCGGGTCGCCGCCGAGACGGCCAATCAGTGTGACGTTAGTAGACATGCTTCTCCCTTCAAGAGGCTTTCATAACGGGGATTGGAATAATGTTGCGCTGCCGGCGGAGCAGGCGACGCTGATGCTCAGTCGTGCCGCCCCAGATCCCGACGACGTTGACGTGGAGGGCGTACTCCAAGCAGGCGTCCTGCATCGGGCAAACATCGCACAGAGCCTTGACTTCGCGGATGTCCCGATAGACGATGCTGTTATCGGGGGTAAAGAACAGGTCGGTTCCCACCTGTGCACAAGGCTCGGAACCGGTAAAGGCTGGGTACTTCATGCACATTCTCCCTTTCGTTGTTTCAGACGGTCTTCACGAGTTGAGTTGTCGGGCCGGACACGGTAACCGTTCCGCCATACCACCCCGCCCGCGACGCCGTCGAAGTTGCTCTTCGAGGGGCGAACCGTAGTGATGCACTGCTCGACGATGGTGCACCGCTGGCAGTAATAGAGAGCGAGGCTGGCTTCGGGAAACTGGTAGTGATCGAACACTGAAGGCTCGACCCCAATACATGCGGCATCGGATAGATCCGCAATCACGCTCACCTCCGGTTGAGAGCCTGGGGTTCAGGCTACCCCACCTGGGGTGAATGGGCAATCACCGGTCAGTCGTCGTCTATCTCTTCGTCGTCGTATTCCTCGACATCGAGCATTTCGCCGGCTGCACCGAGGAGGCCGTTGATGCGCCACTGCGGGTCATCGGACGCCCACGCGGCGACACTGGCGGCCCCAGTTTCGTCAAGATATTCGCAGACAACTATCCATGTGGTGATCATGACGGGGCCGCCTTCATCGGCAGCGAGGATGGCCTGGACGGCGTCGGGCAACACCCGGTGCGGTTCGGGCTTCTCGGGGTCCGTGGTCACGTTCCAAGGGTAGAGCCTTGGCGGGCTTTCAGTAGGGCGCAGGTGGGGCATCCGGTCGTGTCGAGACGGGCTTCAGTGGTCCATGCTCCGCAGGAGGGGCAGCGGGTGATTGCGGGGTGACTCATGGGTGGGCCTTTCGGGCGTTTCGGCGACAGAGGGCACAGTAGCGGGGGCCTTTCGGTTCGTCGTGTGGGCAGGTGTCGGGGAGGTTGTCGAGGGGGTCGGGGCGTGTGCGGGCTCGGGCTCGGAAGGCCGCAGCGGTCCATTCAGGGTTGGGGATTGGGATGGGGTGTCCTGACATGGTGGCGGGGCTGTGGGGCTCGCAGTAGGCGCCTGAGGGGTACAGGAGGGCGTCCTGGCCGCAGGTGGTGCTGGTGTCGGGGAACCAGTGCCCGCAGGTGTGTTTCCTACTCACGAGTAACCTTCCAGTGGGGGCAGGTTCGGGGCGCAGGTCTACCTCTCCACTTCCCGGCCTAGTAGGCACACCGTAGAAGCGGGTCATGAGCAGCCTTCACGTCATGAACACCGTGTTTACGCCCCGAACCCTAGTCAGGGGAGGAAGCGGCTGATGTCGATTCCGGCTTCCGATTCGAGGATCCTGAGTCCCTGCTCATACTTCCCGGTCAGTCGTGCTCGGATTGCAGGGTCGGGGATCCCGTCTATGCGCTGGTAGTTGTCGATCATGTCGGATGTCTTCACCCATGCGGCGATCGGGTTGCGGGCGAGTCGACTGACGTGGTCACCGTAGGGCTCATGCTTGTCGGTGCGCGTGAGCAGCCCCACGGCTTCGATCACGTCGGGGTGTGCGCCGAGGGCTCGCAGGTCGTCGAGGGTGTGCGGCGTGTCCTCGACAACGTCGTGGAGGAGGCCGGTGATGACGTAGGTGTCACCGAACTCGTGCAGTCGAGCGCCCACTCGCAGCGGGTGCAGGATGTAGGGGGATCCTTGCTTGTCGACCTGCCCGTCGTGGGCGCGGGTGGCGAACTCGATGGCGCCCTCGACGGTAATCAGCATCACGGCTCATTCTCCTCGGGCTCGGGGATTGTGGACAGGGTGAAACCGGTGCGGCACACCTCGGCGGCCCACATGAGATCGTCGATCTGTCGTTCACGCTCGGCGGCGAGCAAGTCGGCGTGGGGCACGTTGAACTTATGCCAGTAGGCGGGGTCGCTCATGGGTTCGAGCATCATGCAGGCTTGGGCGATCAGGTAGAGGGCGTTCTCGTAGTGCTTCTTGCCGTTGTGGCGGTTCTCGGCCATGTGGTCGAGGTAGCGGCCGACAAGGAAGTCGCGACCGTCGAGGTCTTTCGCTTCGATGCCGATGCCGGCGCAACGGCGCAGGATCATGCGCTCCTCGTCGTCGAGGTAGGTCAGTGCGTAGGTCTGCATGTCAGTTCCCCTTCGCTTCGGCGAGGAACGCATCAACCCAGGCCCGCATCTGCGGGACGGTCTCCCACGCCCCGTATCGCTCGGGCATTGTGAATGTAGTGGTATTCCAGTCGGCTCCGGGGCGACGCGCCCCGAACAGCATCCCGGCGCCCTTGAGGCCGATGGCCTGGATCTCGGTGCCGGCCTCGGTGGTCCATTCGGCGGCGATGCCGGTGCCGGTGGCGAGCGGGTAGATGTTGACGGTAGTCATGGCTAGTCCTCCTCGATGATGAAGGAGCCGACGCGGTTGCCGTTCTCGTCGCGGACGTAAACCTCGATGAGGGCTGCGGCGCGGGGGGCGCGGTCGGCTACCTTGCTCGCGACCTCGACGAGCATGGCGGCGACTCTGTCGTAGCGCAGAGCGTCGTCGTCGTCGCGGAACGCGGCATTGTCGGTGCTGAATGTGAGTGTGAATGTGCTCATGGGTGGTCTCCTAGAACGGTGGTGTGGGGTCGGGTGTGGGGAAGAAGCCGGTCGCCTTGGCTCGGGCGATCATGCACGGCTTGCACGGTGTGTTCGTGAAGTAGCCGAGCGCATCGTCGTGCCCGCAGGTCGCGAGTAGCCCGGTCATCGGGGCTCCTCGAAGTCGGGCTCGGGCTGCGGGTCGAGGTAGCCGGTGTTCTGGTCGTATTCGCGGGTCTCGGTGGTGCGGTAGTTCTTGATGTTGGCGGCCCACTCCTCGTAGGGGATCTCGGTGCGGTCGAGCAACTCGATCATGCGGGTGCCGTCTGCGGACCAGAAGGCCCGGCGGTATGGGGTTCGGTACATGATGTTCTCCCTTCGTTCAACCCCAGTGTAGCACACGGGGGTTATGCGTCTGGTGAGCACCCCGCCGTCCAATGACAGACGGTGATGTCATGCTGAAGTCGCGTCTCACACGCCCAACGCGGCTCCTCGCAGCAGTCCGTCATCGTCAGGCAGACCTCCCCGCACTGATTCGGGCAGCCCTCCTCGATCATCTTCAGGACGTGGGCGTAGGCGTCGCTCTTGCCGCGCTTGTGGGCACGCTCCTCGGGCGTCCACATGGCTAACCCTCGTCCGAGGCGTCGAGGATCTCGAAGTCGCCGAACGCCTTGCCCGTCATGGCGCAGGCGTTGACGTAGTCGAGAGCGGCCTCACGGTCGCCGTAGGTGGCGATGAGGTTATTCAGGTAGTACACGCGGTACGGGGCTCGGTTCATGCGGCGGCTCCCTTCGGGAAGTCGTAGGAACGGAAAGCGTGAGCCTCCCAGACGCGCTCGCTGATCTCGTCCATGTACACGTCGGTCAACTCGCCCTTCGGGAACTTCTTGCCGGCGCGATTGAACACGCGGCGCACGGTGTAGGTGTCGCGGCCCTCGACGTAGTCGACCTCGACGGTGTAGCCGGCCCCTACGGGGAGCACGAGGGTGCCGTCGATGAGGCGCTGGCGGCCTCCTGAGACGGCCATGACGGTGATGCCGCCGATCTGGGCGAGCAGTGTGTTGGCCTGGTAGATGTCCATGTGGGCTCCTTAGAAGTCGGTCGGTTGGGTGTAGGTCTGGCCGTTCAGGGCCATGAGGACGACTCGAACGTCGCCGCCCTTGACCTTCTTGCGGGTCTTCGCCTGGAAGACGGGGATGGCGGCCAGTTGGGCGCCGTAGAGCGTGTCGGCTTCGACGGTCATCTCTTGGCCGTTCCAGAAAGCACCGTAGGTGTTCATGCTGTCTCCTTATTGAGTCCGGCGGGCTTGTCCTCCGACTCGCAGGCGAGGCAGAAGTCTGCGTCGCTACCGAAGTAGGCGAATCCGTACTCGTCGACTGCGAGGGGCTTGACGATCTGTGTGCGCCCGCACGCCTTGTGGATGATGGTCATGGTGCCGTCGAGAGCGACGGTGTAAGTGGCGTTCTTCACGATGCCTCCTTGTGATCGGTGGCGCCGCAGTCACCGCAGAACGCGGTCCCCTCGGCGACGCGGGTGTAGGTCTCGCGGCCAGACCAATCGCAGTAGACGGTCTTGCCGAACTCTTGGCGGATGATTCTCATGGGGTCTCCCTTCCCTGTCTAACCCCCAGTTTAGCACACCCTGGTTTAGTCCTCGGGCAGGGGGGTATCGACAATCTGCCGCACCCGCTCCCGAGTCAGCCCGAGCACCGTAGCGATCGACTGAAGCGTTACCCCCTCAGCCCGCAGCCCACGCAACTTGCGAATCAGGGCGTGCGCCGCCCTCGTCTCCCAGCGGCCACGGTAACCGGCGACGGCCTTCACGCTGTCGCTCTCGTACTGAATCCACGCCACCTCCTCCTGGGTCAGGGGGCGGTGCTTTCGAGGCTTCACGGCCCTCCTAGAGGGCCTGGTGACCGTTCGGCGGGGCACGGCCAGCATCCCCTGGCGGCGGGCCGTGAGAATCTGCTGATTCACCGAACCCTCCGGCCAGTCGATCGCCCGAGCCATCGCCGACGCCGACACCCCGTCGAGATACAGCCACGCGGCGACACGCCGGAACTCGGCATTGTTCGCCCGGCGCTCCTCAGTCCATGGCGGAGTCGACGCGAACATGGCGGCGGTCACCCGCAGCCACTCAGCCTCCAACTCGGTGAGCGGGCGACCCTCCACGGCCTTCACTGTCTTGCTCATGAGCGCCTCCTCTTGGCGTACTTGGCTTCCAACTCGGCCCGCTTCTCCTCCACGGTCACGCCGTGCTTCCCGGCCAGGGCCTCCTCGATCAGGGCCATGCGCTCCCGCAACCGGGCCTTGCCGGCCTCGTCGCTCGTGAAGCCGAGGTAGTCGACGGCGCCGTACCACTCGGACACGGCAGTGCGCTCGGTCTTGATCTCCTCCATCCACTCCCGCCCGTACCGGTTCGGCAGCATCAGCGGCTCGCCGGAGGCAGTCGGGGCGGCGGCCCTGCGCTTCGCGTCACGCTCGGCCTTCTTCGCCTCGCGCTCGGCGCGTGCGGCCTCCTTCGCCACCTTCTCCTCATTCACGATGGTCGAGGGACGGTTCAGCACCTCAGCCGGGGCGGACGGGTAGCACACGGTGCAAGCCATCTCGCCTGCGGCCTCGACGATCTCGGTCTCGGTGGCGCCGGAGAACTCGGTCAGCCATGCGAACTCGGTCGACTCGAAGCACGTCGAGCAGGAGCGGCTCTTGTGGACGTGGCCGTTGGCGTTCTTCACGAGGAAGGCCCGGTTCCACTTCTCTTCGAGGTAGACGGCGTGCATCTCGCGGTACTCGGTGGTGACCTGAGCGTGGTTAGCGATGGCCTTGTCGCGGGCGGCCTTGGCGTATGCCTGCTTGTCGGCCATGTAGGCGGGCACCTCAGCGGCGAGGGCCTCTTCGAGGGTGCCGTCCCACTGCTTCTCGCGCCAGTCGAATCGCTGGCCGGCGTTGCGGCGGATGGCGTCTTCGGCGTGGCCGATGTCCATGGCGAGGACGTACTCGGCCCATCCGAGGTCGGCGAGGCGCTCGTCGACTGTGCGTGCGAGGTCTCTGATGCTCATGCTTTCTCCCTTCGTCATAACCCCAGTGTAGCATACCCCCGGTTTAGGCCCCGGAGGTGGGGTGCTAATCCCACCCCCGACAGCCGCAGTAGAACCTGTCGAACTCGGACGGGGCACGCTCCTCGAAGTCGTGATCCGTAATCCCAGCCCGCCCCGTCAGCGGATTCCACTTCAGGTGCGCGATGCGGGAGTAGCCGCAACGGCAGTGGTCGACCGCCCACCCTGAGCCCGGACCCCGATACTCGACGAAAGCGGCGAGCGGATTCGTCGACTCGGTTTCGGCGCCGCAGTGGCAGCGGGCTCGCCGGCCTTCGAGCCTGTCATCCGAGGGCGTCATGGAGCACCTCCATGTCACCGTTCAGCCACTCCTTGAACGCCTCGACATCGGCCTCTTGGACATAGACGGTGATGGCGGTCGAGAACACGTTGCTCGTCGGATCAGCGGTCACGGCCACGTTCACGGGCGGAGCCTCATCCTTCAGGCCCTCGACCCACTCATTGAACGGGCGCTTACGGGCACCGGTCGAGTCGCCCCAGTCGCCAGTGGTCCAGCCTTCGAGGCCCACCTCGGCCCAGCCGGCGATCTTCGTGGTGTGGTAGCCGCGCCACCCGTCCGTGCGGGTGTAGGTGCGGCTGACCTCCATGTCAGGCTCATCGCCGTACTTGCTCATGGAGAACTTGTCGGTGACGTAGATCCGGTCGGGGCCGTCACTGTCGCCGGTGTAGTCGGGGCCGTAGAGCAGGATGGTCGAGGCGTACTGCGACTCGGACTCGTAGCAGGACTCGCACAGCCACTCTTCGGCGATGTTGGCCCACTGCATGTAGTCGGTGTCGAGGTCGAACGTCTCTTCGCAGGTTCCGCACTTGGCGGAGCGGTCTTCGGTACTCATGCTGCACTTCCCTTCTTGGTTGCGGCGTTCCAGCCCTTCGTCCATCCGCGCTGCCACTCAGCCATGTCGGAGGCGACCAGCAGGTTCATCGCCCAGCCGCGCTCCTCCTCGGAGGCGCCTCGGGCTCGGAGCAGTTCGCCGATGAGGTGGTAGGCGCGGCGCGACTCGATCGTGCCGGTCTGGGTTGGGTACTCGGCGAGGAACTTGTCGATGCGCTCTTCCATGGCGGTCATGTCGAATGTCGTGGTGTTCATGTGTGTGTCCCTTCTACTGAGGTGGTCTCGGTGTGCCGTCTGCGCGGTAGCCCCACGGGGCTTCGCCTTGGGCGTATTCGATGAGTGAGGTGATCTCGGCGCAGGCGCCCATGGCGTCGAGTGCTTGGGCGAGTGCCTCGTCGGTGTCGTTGGCCTTGAGTGCGGCTTCGAGGTCGCGGAGGTCTTCGCGGATGCGCTTGGCGTAGGCGCGGATCTGTGTCTTCTGCATGGGGTCTCCCTTCCCTGTCTAACCCGAGTTTAGCATACCCCCGGTTGAGGGCTGACACGGGGGGTCACCGTGCCGCCACCATCTTCGGCTCGCGAGGCAGTGCAACCTGCTCGAAGAAGTTGCACCGCTCGCAGCGCACCGACCACACCACCGTCGTGCGCGTGGTCCGGTCCTCCCACACCGACGCGGTGCCTTCACAGTCGCAGTCAGTGGCGAACATCGGGCGCCACCTCGAACCGCCCTCAAGCGGCCCCTCGGCGATTGCGGCGCGAGCCATGGCCCGAGCCCGAGCCCGCTTATCGGCGGCCTTCGCCCGGTAGCCAAGGATCCGGTCGATCTCGGCCTGAGCCTTCTCGGGAGCAGCGCCGGGTGCACGGACCCTGCCGACTCGCCCGTTGCGATGCACCTTGATCCCGAGGGCGGAGTACAGGTGGCGCAGCGCCTTCTCAGCCTCAGCGCCCTGGGCGATGCGGACAACGTCGAGCAGTGCGGCAGCGAAGCCGGCGCCGTGGCCGTCGTGCTTGCCGTACACCTGCGGGTGGCGGTACTCGACGAAGTGGGCGATCTCGTGAAGCATGACGGCTTCGGATCGGTTCGAGCCGAGCGTGATGCAGTGGCCCTTCGAGTGATGGCCGGAGAGGTAGGCGTAGGAGCCGCCCCCGCTGGACTTCACGAGCGGGACGCCCCAGCCGCCGTGGTAGCGGGGGAAGGCGGCGGCGAATCGCTTGCCGCTGGTGATGCGCTTGTAGCGGCGCTGTAGCGCCTTGAAGTCGGTCGAGGTTTCCTTGGCGTAGGACTGCACAAGGCCGTCAACGTCGTAGATCGTGACTCTTGTCAAGGTGGTCTCCCTTCCACGTTGTGTACCCCCAGTTTACCATACCCCCATTTAGGCTCTATCATCGGGGTCATGATCGAACGATGGCTCTGGCGCTGCACCCTCTGCGGGAAGACCGGCATCTCGAAGGACGCGAGTCGAGGCTTCACCGAGCACTACATGACGACGCACTCGGACCCCCCCCTGTCAGGGACATAACCCCCGTATGGTATCTTAGTGGTGTTGGCCGGGGGGACCGGCCAGGGAAGGGAGCCCCGGATGACCACCTACGCCATCGCCTGCAACGAGCAGACGACTTTCTACGAGGTTCACAAGCCCGGCTGCGCCCACCTGAACCGGACGGACAAGTACCTGTACTCGACGCCCGCCCAGGCCGAGTCGGCGCAGGCCGCTGCTGCCAACTTCGAGGCCGCCAACGAAGGGTGTTTCACGAAGATTTCACCGTGTGCGAAGGGAGCCGCATGAAGATTGACTGCTCGAACTGCATGACCACCATCACGGTCGACCCCGATGCGGGCACGGCCACCTACACCCGTCCCGGCCAGGGACGCGGCTCCAAGCGCATCCCCACCGAGACCTTCAGCAAGCCCGCATGGTTCGAGTACGACGGCGGCCTGCTGGTCTGGGAGGCGCCCTGCTGCCCCGACTACGTCGACTCTTTCGAGGAGGGCCTATGAGCATCAGCACACCGATTCGCCTCCGCCGAGGCACCTGCCACGGCCTGCCCGGCGTGTACTGGGCCTGGAAGGTCGACGGCTACTACGACCTGCACCACGCCCCCGAGGGCGTCGCACCTGACGGCTCCGATGTCGTCACCGAGTTTCTGCCCACCCTCGCCGCAGCCCGTCAGTGGGCCCGCGAGATGACCGACCTCGAAAGGAAGGGACTGCGATGAAGTCGCCACTCACCCCGAAGGCGCAGGCTGCGCTTGAGCAGATCGAAGCCGGGCAAGGCACCGCCGGCCTCACCCGTCAGATGATCGACCGACTCTTCGGTGAGCGACTCATTGACTGGGATCTCGACGAGCACCGCTGGGCGATCACATTGTCCGGTCGCGCTGAACTGTCGCACGCGAACATCGTGGCGCGACTGAAGGCCGAGAAGGCTGCGGCACGCTGACCCCCGGTGTCAGACCCTAAACGGGGGTATGCTAAACTCTAGGTGTGGGCAGGGGGACTGCCCCAAGAAGGGAGGCGCCATGAGCGCAACGAAGTACGCGGCCCTCGCGAAGAAGGCCGACAAGGCCGGGCTCGCCGCAGCCGCCGCGAAGACCCCGACCCCCATGATCGTCGGCACGGCCAAGGGCTTGTTCGACGACACCATCGACTACACGAAGCCGACGTACTACGTCCCGAGCGGGATCTGCGGCTTCGCCTGGGTTGCCATCAAGGGCAACACCGGCTTCGGGCGCTGGGCCAAGAAGGCCGGCATCGCCTCGGCGGGCTACCCGTCCGGGCTGAACATTCGCGCCACGACGGGCGGCCAGTCCTACGAGGTCAAGATGGCCTACGCGCAGGCTTACGCCGCCGTGCTGCAAGAGGCCGGGATCACGGCCTACGCCGAAGGTCGCTTGGACTAGCGGCCCCTCGATCTCCGGTGGGGGACATGCGACACCCCCCGACTCGCTTCCCCCACCGGACCCCCCCACCGTGCCCATAACCCCCGTGCAGTACAATCGGGGTTGAGAGAAGGGAGCACCACATGACCAAGAAGTGCCGAGACTGCTTCAACCGAGTGGGCGCCGACGGCTGGCGCTGCGACAACTGCGCCGCCCGCTGGAAGAAGTACACCGACGACTACATAGCAGCCCGAGCCGCATCCGGCGGCAAAGGATGGGAGCACGCCAACTGCGACCACGCCTACGGGTACTGCGCCGCAACCCCGAGCAACGCCTACGAAGGGATCACGAAATGAGCAACATGGACATCACCCCCGAGCAGTACCTCGAACTCGGCATGACCCGCAAGGGCCTGATCCTCGACCTCGTCAACGGCATCGACAGCGACCTGCTGATGCTCGCCAAGGACGAGTCGGCCCAGAACGCCGGAGCCACGACGGTCGCCGACCGAGCCACACGCCGGCTGATGAACCTCGTCGCCCTCATCGAGCCCGACCTCATCAACATCAACCCCGAGGAGAACGCATGACCGAACACGCGCCCTCCATCACACACATGAGCCTCAAGGCACGGCAACGCGCCGCACGGCAGTGGGCCGCATGGCGCAACGCCGGCGAACCCGAGGTCATCACCTGCAAGCGGGCCTACGAACTCACCGGCATCGACTGGTACGGTCAGCGCGACTCGCGAGTGCCCGTCCGGCTCACCGCCGTCGCAATCAACTACGTCAAGAAGGGAGGACGCCTATGACCACGACCATTGTCCATAGCCCGTTCTACTCACAATGGGTGTTCGACCCCGAGCACCCGACACAAGGCCGCCGCTTCGACAAGGGCTTCGACGCGGTCACCATGGCCCTCGAAGAGGAGGGCCGCCGCTATCAGGTCATCGAGCCTGAGCCGGTCGAGCGTGACGACCTGTTGCGTGTCCACACTGGCGGTTACGTCTCGAAGGTGGAAGCCGGTTTCAGTGACGAGTGGTCCGGTGAGCGCCGCGACCTCGGATCCCTGGCCGGACTGTTCGTCGGCGGCACACTCACGGCCCTCGACAGCCTCGAAGGTAGCGGCGGGCTCGCCGTCAATCTGCCTGGTGCGAAGCATCACGCCATGGCCGACTATTCGAGCGGTTTCTGTGTGTTCGCTGACCTAGCGATCGCAGCGGACATCGCCACCGAGCGGGGACACCGTGTCGCGATCCTCGACATCGACGCGCACCACGGCGACGGCACCGAGGCGCTCACCCGCAGCAACCCGAACGTGCTCACGTTCAGCGTGCACGAGGGCGGCATCTTCCCCGGCACCGGGCTCACGGACGACAAGCAGCACAACGTGTACAACGACGCCCTGCCCCACTCATCCGGTGGGTCAAGCCTGCTGAACGCCGTCGACCGGTTCATCGAAGTTGGTGACCCGTTCGATCCGACCGTGCTGTTCATCGCCGGTGGCGCTGACGGGCATTGGCGTGACCCGCTGTCGAGCCTGCTGTACTCCCTCGAAGATTACGAGGAGGCAATGTGGCGGGTTCGCACGTCATTCACGTCGCTGCCGATCCTGTTCGGTGGCGCCGGCGGATATCAGCCTGACGGTGGCACGCCCCTGTCGTGGGCGGCCATGATCCGGGGACTAGCCCGCTAGAGCGCACCCCACGAGTTGACCTGCCCGATGCCGATCGGCTTCACGTTCGGCACGATCTTCCCTGGCGGTTCATAGATCGCGAGCAGGATCGCCTCGGCACGGTCAGGGCTCGACACGCCGCGCCGCTTCATCTCGGCTTTCGTTTCGATTTGGATGCGGCCGGCGGAGTCTGCCTTGAACGTGGGGCCGGCTAACTGGGTCATCACTTTCCGGTCCACTTCGAGGCACAGATCGGTGGGGCCATCGGCCCTGGGTTGCATCATGAGGCGCCCGTTCCACCACAACTCGGAACGAATGTTGCGGAACTTCTGCGGGTCTTTCGCCCGCTCGGCCACGTTGACCGGCACGATCGTGGACTTGTGTCGGCCTTCCTGCCCCCACGTCTGCAACATGGACACGACACCCCAGCCGACGCCGATGGTGTCAATCTTCACCCTGACGGGGGTTGTGATGTCGCGTTCCGTGTGGACGGCTTCGGCCTCGTGGATAGCGGCGAGCGCGATACCGGCCACGTCGACCGCGTTCTGGTTCGTTTGTCCGCTGGACCGGTGCACGATGTCGACATAGCCGCCGTCTGCCCTGGCGATGACGTATTCGTCGCCGCCGTCTGCTGCCACGTCGATGCCGAGCCGGATCTCACCACGAGGGATCGCATCCTCGTTGTCGGCGGACCTTTCGCACCACGAGTACGGGATGACCTTGTTCGCTGTGGAGCGTGGGAAGCGTGCGAAGACACGGGCCTCCACGAATGGTGAGTCTTCCCCGAACTCGCTGATCACATCTTCGACCCATTTCCGGTCGACGAGGTGGTCGGTGATGTAGTGGTCCCCCACCTGGGGTGGGCACGTCTTGCATAGGCCGACTTCTTCGCCCGTGAAGTTGGGGGTGTCGTAGGCGCCGATGGTGATGGGGTTGTACAAGGGCGAGTTGAAGCATCGCTCGAACCACGAATCCTCTTCATCGGTGGGTGGGTTGCCGAGGAGGAGGAGGCGGGTGTTGCCGCCAGTCATCAGTGCTTCGAGGGCCTGACCGACGACCTCTCCGATACCGCCGGCCTCGTCGACCACGATAAGCAGGTTCGGGGAGTGGATGCCCTGCGTGGCGGCCTCATCGTACGGGGACGGGGAGAAGCCGTAGGCGGCTACATCTCCACTGACCTTCCACATCGACGTGAGTACCTCGCCGGGTAACTTGCCGATGTAGTGGCAGCGGCGAATGTGCGGCCAGATGATGTTGCGGACCTGCCGGTGCGTGGGGGCGATCGTAATCGCGAGGCTCGTGCCCGGTGCGTGAGACGCAACCCACCACGACACGATACGGGCCGACAGCCACGACTTACCGGGGGCGTGACAGGCGGCGACAGCGGTGCGCTGATTCTCGATCACCGAGTTGATGATCTCCCGCTGCTTCGACCACACCGTTTCGCCGAGGGCTTCGGTGATGAACTTCAGGGGCTCTTCCTCATATTGCGCCCACGGGTTGCCTTCCTCAGCGGCCAGCAACCGGTCGAGGTGAACTTTCTCGTCAGGGGTCAACGTGGTGTAGATGCGGAGCCGCTGCTCGGGTTCTGCCGTGAGTACCCGGTCGACCAGTCTCACTGTGCCTCCCAGAATCTCGCCCACTGTTCAATGTCACTGGTCACGTCTTCTATTCCGTCCCGGTAGGCGTGAGCCTCGGCGATGGTGTGGTCGAGGCGCACTGGTCGGGCTTGCGCTTTCGGTAGGAGCCGGTCGCGGATCCACTCGTCGACCGCTTCACATGCGAGAGCGGCGACGGCTTGCACTTGGCTGGGAGTCCATGTCTCGTACAGGATGCCCCCGAGGCGGTGCGCGACGTAGTCCTCCCGTGTCACGGCTTGTAGCCTGCCTCTTCGAGGAGCCGTAGGAGGGTGGCGAACTTGACGGCGGCGGGCCAGTCGTCGATGCGGGCAGGGCCGTAGCCGTCTGGGCGGATGATCGTGACGGGCAGGATCCCGTCCGCTACCCGCTCGGTCTGCTGGTTGAGGGCGCCGGTGAGGTCGAGGCCCCGGCGGGCTTTCACTTCCACGTCGACCCCGAGGACACCGAGGATGTCGGTGCCTTGCCGGCCCGCCCCGGTCGGCTCGGCGTAGATCCAGCCCGCTTCACGGAACCGTTCAGCGACGATGCGCTGCGAGGCGTAGCCCCGATGCTTCCTGTGCTGTGACGGCATCACGCCTCCGAGAGGTGGGGGTTGCCGGCCCGCTCGTCGAGGCGGCCACGCTCATACCCGTTGCTGTACGCCTTGAATGTCTGCTCCCGAACAATCTTCGACACCCGTATGAGGGAGTCCTGATCGGTTCGCACTCTGGCAATCAGGTCGCAATACCCACAGCCCTTCTTGGTGGGGTAGCGAGCAGAGTGTGCGCGAGGGCACAGGGGGTCGTGCACTACTCACCTCGGGTTTCGAGGATGCGCTGCACCTTCCGTTCCAGATCCTCCGTGGACACGTCAAGCCTGACCGGTCCACCCTCAGCGCCGGTGACCTCGGAACGGTCGAAGCGGCCCCACTGGCGGGGGAACTTGCGTTCGAGGATCCAGGCGGCGGCTTGCCAGGTGCCGTTTCTGGCGTGGTTGGCGATTTCGCCGAGGAGGTCGACGGCTGCCTCTGACTGGGCTCTTTCTACTGAGTGCAAGAACTGCACGAAGGGTGCCTCGTCGGGGTCGGGTGCTAAACCGGCGTTGATGCGGTCGCGTTCGGTGCGTCCGCGTTCCATCCACCCGTGGTAGGTGCGTGTGGAGATGCCTGCGGCTTGGGCGGCGTGGTCGATGTAGGCGCCGTTGCGGAGCGCGTTGGTGATCGCTTCGAGGCGGTCGTCGTCGAGGAGTGTGGGGCGTCCCGGTTTCTTCCCTGCCATGCCGGTTATGTTACATGGGGTTCAGGGTTATGGGGGTTGGGCTCGCTGCGGGTTAGTCTTCCCACTCGCCGTAGAGGCGTGTCCAGATGTCGTCTTCCATGGGCACGATTGTACCGGTATGAGTTGTCATGCCTGGAAGTCATACTCGAAGTATGAGAAGCCGGGTATGGATTCGTATTTGATCGGTATGAACGTACCGGTGTTAGCGCATCCGCTCACACACGGGGGTTTATGTGTATTGGCCTACGGCCTCGGCGTTGAACTGGGTCTTGTGCGCTGAGGCGAGGGAACGTCCGACCTCGATTTGTACGCCGAGGGTGCGGATCCGTTCCTTGCAGGCGCGGACTTTCTGCTGCGCGATCTCATAGAGGAGGTTCTCGTCGCGGGTTTCGTAGATGGCGATTTGTTTCCGCAGGTCCATTGAACCCTGGTTGTCGAGGAAGGCGCGTGCGTAGGCGACCTCGTAGGCCGACTTCGCTCGGACGGCTTCCTCGTCGAGGACAGCGATCTCCGAGGTGGCCGCGTCGAGGAGGCGAGACAACTCGGCGAGGCGTTCGAGGGACTGCATCTGTGTGGGGATCACGGGACGGTTTCCCACAAGCCCGGCGTATTAGGTTCCCCTTCGGACCATCCGAGATTCAAGTGGAAGATGGTTTCTTGATTGCCGAGGTTCTCGAACGTCATGAGGTATTTCGTGTCGGCCTTCAAGATGAAGATGCGGTCTTGACTGGCGCTGCCTCCGGCTTTCCCTGCGTTTCCGACGAGTTCGCTTGCCATCTTGGTTCCGCCCGTGTGTGTGGTGGCAGTCCAGAAGGTGACGCTGTGGGTGTCGGTGACGTTGCGGTTGAGGTTTCTGCCGACGATGGCTGAGGACACGGGGGTGAGGGTGGGTGCTTCGATGAGGGTGGCCTTCACGGGGTGGGCTGTGGAGGAGAGGTCGTAGAACTGGATCTCGATCTGTTTACCGACTGTGGATAACCCGAATCGGGTTGTGGACAGAGAGGTGAGCGTGAAGAACTCACTGACCAGATAGATGTAGCCACGCTTCGCGAGCCCGTCCGGCTCGGTCGACAACTCTGAATATTGGCGCTTGGACCAGAAGTTCGACACGGTCACTCCTCGATTTCGTGCACGGGTGCCTTTTTCAGGCTGTAGTGCCGGTGGCAGGCAGGGCAGAGACGCCAGTCGCAGTGCGTGCAGTGACGGGTGGCTCGGTCTACGAACATGGGAAGGTTGCAGTACGGGCACCTGACGGCATCCACGACGACTCCTTCCTCTTCAGTCAAGGGTAGTCGCTTTCCATCCTCGGCAGGGGCATGGAACGAGGAGGCGGTAGAAGTCCAGGCGTGCCGGGTCGACTCGTGCGTTGCACGCTGCGACAGCCCGATCACCGTGGGTGGTTTCGCGGTGCCCGCACTCACACATCATCGTCGTCGTCACCCCACACGTCTTCCATGTCGCCGAGGTGGCTGATGGCGATAACGATGTTGGCGATGAGCACACCACAGGTTGCCCCTACGGCGGCGATGGCTGCGATGGCCCACGGGTTCACGGCCAGTGCCCTTCGTTCTGCGGAGGGGAGCGACGTTCGGTGCTGTGTAGATGGTTGAGGGATTCGAGGTATCTCCGGGCTTGCTTCTCTTCGTGTCGTTGCCCGGCGAGGAAACTCATGTTCAAGGCGAGCACGATTGCCACTGATCCAAGAATCAAGAACGCGAACCAGAGGACAATCTCGGTCATGTCGCGTTAGCGGCGTTCTGCTGCGCGATGTACTCGCGGAGGATCTTGTACACGTTCTGCTCCGTGGTGCCCATGGCTTCGGCGATCTCACGGTAGGTGACTTTGCTGTCGCGGAGACGCTGAATGATGGAGCGGCGCGAGTGTGAGAGTTCTTCGATGTCACGCTGACGCTGCCGGATCTGCATGGTGAGTTCCTTGACGGACTCAAGATCATTCTTTGATGCGGTGTCGACTGCGATAGTCACTTGGTTTCCCTTCCGTTTCAGGTCATCTGATCCTACCCCACTTTCAGCACGGGGGTTAGATGCGTGTTTGGTTCCGTCGTTGCCGAGAGTCCACCAGTTTCCGTGACCGTCCTTGAACGGGTGTTCGACGGGGATGTCACGGTCGTACAGGATGATGCCGTCGTCGAGTGATTGCCGGCGATGCGACTCGACCCATCCGTGGCAGCCGGTGGTGCCGGATCCGCAGAGCAGGAGCAGGTTCGCGGGTTCGTTGCTGTCGCTGCGCCGTGTCCCTCCCATGCGGCGGGGCCGGCGGTGGTGCACGCTGGCTCGCCCGTGGACGGGGGTGTAGCAGCGTTCGCACTGGTAGTGCGCCCGCAGGGCCACGGTCTCTCTCGTGGCGGGTGTGGGGCCGCTCACGATGCGGCCTCGACTCGCCGAGGGTGGACCTTGTGGCCGAGGGTGAGGACAAGGCCCATGGTGGTGCACGCCTTGCCGGCAGGGGCCTTGCACCAGGGGCAGCGCACGCGCATGGCCTTCCGGTAGACCGTCCAGTCCCGAGGGCCTAGAGCGGCGTATGCGGCCTCGACGGGGGTCACTCGACTCTCCGGGCCAGGTTGTCGTATTCGATGGCCCTGTGGGCCTGTGGGAGGCTCTGACGGGCAACCCCGAGGACGTGGTCGGCCACCTTCTCCGCCTCGTCCTCCGTGAGACCGTCCCCAACTCCGCGATACCAGGCTTGCTGCCACTGCTGATAGGAAGCCGTATCACTCGGGTCAATGGGGGGTACAGGTGCGATGCGATCACCGATGCGGACCTTCCGCACCGCCATCACCTTCGAGCGCACGTCCGCCGGCGTGATCGAGTGCGGCGACTCCCGATAGTGGGCGATGACGGCTTCACGGCAGTCGTCGAAACGCAGGTCACCGATGACGGCGTGCCACGCCTTCGCGTCGATGTCGCCGTACATGCGGCGCGTGTCGAGGGCAGTGATCATCGCCAGCACTGCGGCTGTCTCACGCATGTCCACTGTCGCTCCCTACGAGGAGATGGGTCAGTCCACTGAGGCGCTGGTCGGCAGTGCTCGCCCCACCCCTCATTGTAGTCGGGGGGTTGAGGATCATGTTGAGTTCCGAGGCAAGCGTTGACGGATGCAAGCCCTTGGCGCTGACCGATCGGAGGGCTTCGAGGATCTTGTCTGCGGGGAACCCTTGGTCAACGAGCAACCTGACCTCTCGGGCTGTCTGCCCAACCACGCGATCCGGTGGACGCACCCGCAGGCCGTCGATCCAGGCGGTGACGATGGTGCCTGAGTTCGCGACGGCAGTCGCGGGAACTAGGTCTTGGTTGTTATTAGACGGTTGTAAAGACGGTTGCTTAGGGGTGGAGTTGGGGAGTGACCGGTCAGAGTTGGGGAGTTGCCCGTCAGAGTTGGGGAGTGAGTCCCCAACATTCTTGGGGGGTTCGGGGCGCACAATCTCCCCATCTTCGTTGAGGACGAACGGCAGTAGCCGGTACTCCGTGGCCCTGCCCTTGCTGTTGCCTTTCCGTTCGATCGCCAAGGTGCCGTCCTCGACCATGCGGAGCACGCACTGGCGGACGTACTCCACGGAGCAGCGGGCCTTGCGGGCGAGAGAGTTCTGGCCGGCGTAGAACCAGCCCTCGTCATTTGCATGATCGGCCATAGCGAGATGTAGAAGCAGGCGTGCCCCGTCATAGGGAGAGTCGGACCAGATACGGTCCATCCACTTGATGCTCACGGCGACTCCACATGGCCGCAGTTGGAGCACGGCTTGACCTTGCGTCCGTGGGCCTCGACCTCACGTTCGTCGACGTAGTACAGGTGGACGTACACCTTGCACCGGTCACGGGTCTCGGTCAGCCGAGCGATCTTGGCGTCCTTGTGGAGCACCGACAGGGCGCCGGAGGCGGTGCCGTGATGCCAGCCCATCTCGTCGCCGAGTTCCTTCCACGTCATGCCCTCGGGGCCAGCCTGAAACAGGGCGAAGAGGGCAGCGGACTGGCGGTAGGAGGTTTCGCCAGAGGCGTCCGCCGTGACAGCGCGAGCCCGTGACGTGCTGGACCCTGACCATCCCGACGTGCCGGCGTAGGGGAGTGAGACACCGTCATCCCCGATGAGTGTCAACTCCTCTACGCCCATGAGGCCCTCTTCTCCTGGGCAGCCTCGCCGATGGCAGCGGCCTGCTGTTCGGTCATGGTCATGCCCTGTGCGTAGGTGAGGATCTTGCCGAGGGCAGGCTCATCTGCGGTCATCTGGATGGCGTGCAGGGCACGGTCGAGGATGTCCGGGGTCATCGACTCCTGTGCTGGCGCCCGCTCGTAGGAGTGCGAGTCGGGGTCGGGCTCGTCCGTGGGCAGGCTGAGGGCCTGTAGGAGGGCCGTACGGAAGGCAACGGACATGGCCTTGGCTGTGGCCTTGTCCCCGGAATCCATGGCCTCTCCGGGGACGGTAGCGGTGATGGCGCCGCCGCCGACGTGGTGGAACGTGTAGGTCACGACGACCCGGACGTGCCCCATGGGTGTCCGATTCTTCCCAATCTCGACAGTGTTGTAGTCGACGGTCTCGACCTTGGGCGTGACGATGATGCCGTGCGCCCGAAGGGCAGGGGACACGGCGTTGACGACGGCGTCGATGCCTCGGAAGGAGAAGTTCTGGGACGTGTTGCGGTCCCCCTTCTTGACGGCCCCGACCTCGGCCATGACGGCCGCCATCGCAGAGTAGACATTGTCATGAGTGCTCACTTCGACACCTCCACGGTGAAGTTGACGGTGGGGGGCTCGACGTTGAGCCCAGGGATGATCTCACCGCTCGCCGGGTCAGCGGAGTCGGTGAGGGAAGCGTCGCGCAGGGCGCTCAAGGAAACGTCCTCCTTGACGACGAGCCAGTCAGGGTGGTTGACCTTAGCCCACTCGATGAACTCGGCCTTGTCGGAGAACACGAAGCGGGTCTGTCCGATACGGGACTTGATCGCACCGTAGGGGGTGGACACGGTCTTGCGGCCCTCGGCACGCTGCTTCATGGCGTACTCGATGAGGATGCCCTCGAAGTAGTCGAGGTCGCGCATCGGTACACGGGACTCGTGTTCGGCCCAGTCTTGGATGCGGGCGATCTCCGCCTCGGCGATGGTCTTGATCTCGTCGAGCCGGCCTCGGGCGATGGCGGCTTTCCGCATGGCCCAGGTAGCCTGCGAGTCGTTCTCGATCTTGAATCGTTCCCGGTCATGGCCGGGGTCGTGGCTATCCCAGTCGATAGCGTCGGTGCTGCTCATGGAATCTCCCTTCCTAGAAACTAACCCGAGTGTACTACATGGGGTTGGGGAGTCCTAATGGGGGTACACTAAACCCGCCCGGAACTCCCTTCCTGGGCGGTAGAGCGGCCCACCTAGTCCCCCGAAGTAGGTGGGCCGCTCCCATTCCCGCCCTCATAGTCACAGACCAGACAGGTCCAGCAACTAAGGCTTGACAACCCCGAACATGCGCTTCTGCGTAGACGGCGAGAACTTACCGTGAGGGTTATGCCACCCCTGCGCCTTCTGGAAACGCACGACCGCCGACTCCGGGTACTTCTGCACACCACGATCCAACGGGCGCGTCTCCTTGAAGCCCATGTCGAACAGGCGGCAGGCCACACGCCACACCGCCACGTTCGCCTCACGCGCATCCTGGGCGCGGCGCACAGCCGCCATCGAAGGCACCGTGCCATCCCACGTCTGCGGCGACTGCATCCACCCCTTCGCCTGCTCCCGCCACCACGGAGCGTTGTACGGCTCGGGGTTCGACTCACCCGGCCACGCACCCCACGGCCCGTCGATCGTGTCGTTCTTCCGGCCCACGCACGGAGATGGACCCTTCGGGTTCCAGCCATGACAGCCATCGGTGTAGCACTTGTGCGTACCGACAGCCTCATCCACATTCCACGCACACAGTTCCGCCAGCGCAGCAAGGGCTCGACCGGTGTTCTCAATCTGGTACGGAGTCAGGCTCGAAGCCGTCTTGCCGGCGTCATCCAACTCGAAACCGAACAGGCGGGTCTGCCCGAGGAAGCCACGAGACGGGATACCCAGCGCCGGCACAGGTCCGCCATCGCCACAGTGATAGGCCGAACCCGCCGAAAGCAAGTAAGAATCGCCCGGCCCACGGCCCACGATCATGTTGCACACGGGCTTGTCATATGCGGTGACCGCCCAGTACAGGGACGGGCAACCCGACGCCCCCACGGCGGCAGCCGTAGCCGTGTGATGAACCACAGCGCCAGTCAGGCCAGGGCTACCGTCCGGCCCCTGCCACGGACGACCAATCGTGTCCCAACCCTTGTACGTCTTGACATCGACACCATGGTCCATGAACGCCGCAAGGATCTGCGAGGGTGTGGGATTGGCGCTCACGAATCTGCCTCCTCGTCAAGGTCAACGACATCAGCCGGATCTGGCAGGGAGTCGATTACGTCAGCGGACCAGCCCGCAGGCGGCTGAGTTACCTCGATGTCGGCGAGGTCGAGGCTACCGTCGTGTCCTTCACTCATCATCTTCAACGGTGGTCATCACTGCCTCGTCCGCCAGTGAAGGACCGTAGTAGGAACCGACATTGTTAGACGCGACGGACGTGAGGACCGACAGGAGGGCAGCCGTGCCAGCGATGGCGAGGGACTGCATCCAGTCGATGTCGAGGATGGTGATGCCCGCAGCGAACACGGCCACGAGAGCCTGCGCGAAAGTCTTGATGGCCCGCTCGCCGGACGCCTGGATGAACTCGATACTGAAGATATTCACTTGGTCATCGCCTCCCAAGTACGGACATCGACCTCACCGGTCGGCCTGATACCCCTGTCACCCTGGAAGCGGCGCACGGCCTTCGCCATCAGCGTGCCGTAGCGGCCGTCCTGATCGCCCTCCCAGAAACCCTGAGCGGCGAGCACGCGCTGCACCTCAGCCACCACGGGGCCATGGTCGCCCTGCGAGAGGCGGCGCTTGAACATGAGGGTCGTCGTGACCTTCTCCGTCGACTTCGGAGCCGGTGCGGGAGCGGGCGTCGGCTCGGCGACGGGCGCCTCAGTGGCGACCTCGACGACGGGCTCAGGCTTCGGCGCCGGGCGGCGGGTGTTACGCGGCTTGCTGCTGTCAGTCATCGAGGTTCTCCATTCGACCGGAATGACCCCAGTCTAATGCGCCAACCCCAGTTAGTTCCGAGACTCGATGCTTTCCAGGCGCGAGGCGATCTCGATCTGCCGGACCTCGATCTCGCCGACCCGGCTCGACAGGTCGAACGCCAACTCGTGGGTGTCGCACACCTTGTCTTTCAGCGACTCGCCACCGTTGCGATGCAACTGTCCGTCGATGTTATTTAGCCGTTCCATCACACCCGGCACCCTTGTCCGCCCCGGCTCTTCGATCTCCCCGTCCCAGTCGCGCTGAAACTTGCGCCACCACAACATCATGTCGCTGACCTCACGCCACATGGGATACAGCACATAGCGCACAACGCCAGCAACACTCAAGACACCAGCAGCCAACCAAAACACGGTCTCAAGCGAAGGCATAGTCATTATTGTGAATCATCTAACTCAATGTGCGTGGGGTTTATTCGGCAGGTCCGACATATTGAACACGAAAGACGGGCGTGACATCGAGATTTCCGCCCGAGGTTTGCTCCACCGTCAACTCAACATAGTTGCCCGCAGCAAGACTTACCGGGCCAGTCACCACTGTCAAGTCCGTGGTGCCAGCCGAACTCGTGGACACCCGCTGCATCGCCTGAGCCGTCGTACCTTGACTTCGTACCTTCACCCCACGAATACCGGTCGTGTTCGCGGCAAATGAGACCCATCCGGTGAACGTGTACCAGCCGTCCAGCGGTGCCGTAATCCGAGTCGGGTTAGGCGAGGCAGCCCACAGCACCCACGGATCCGTTCCCACCTCAGTCGTGAAAGTGATAGCCGTCTCCGTGCTGTTCGGAATCGACTGCACCGCAGAACGACCCACCTGAAGAGCCGGCACACCCCGAGGCGCCAGATGTCCGATAGCGAAGATGTCCGAACCGTCACTGATCAGCCACACCTGGGCACCCACTCGCGGCGCATAAGACCCCAAATACTTGACCCCCGTGATCTGTGACGTGGAGCCAGCAATCTTCAACGTCAAGCCATAAGACGACACCGCAACCACTTCTCCCTGCCGCACCCGCAACGCAGGAGACGCAGCCACTTGCCCAGCAAGAGCCTGAATCGCGTCCACTACTCCACCACCCTCACCGTACGGGCTTGCGCCGACAGAGCAGCCGAAGGAGACAGGGGGATGGTCACCTGATCCACAATGAGCACACGCTCCGTCTTCGTGCCACTGTTGCGTAGCAACACGACATCGTTCACGTCGAGTGCCGGATCCACAATCGACTCCCACGTCACGTTCTGCGCCAAGCCAAGACCCTTAGCCAAGAGAGCGGCGGCTGCCGTCGTCGCCGCGTTACTGTCCGTGATCGCCGACTGAGACACGATCTTCGGAACCTCTCCGAAGGCGCCGTAACGGTAGGTCGGCGAGTTGGGATCCAAGTCCCACACCTCCACCCGGTAAGGGACCAGCAGCCAGGACGACTCGACAATGTACACGACACCGTTGTAAGTGTCTTCAGTGGTGTCTTGCCGGCGCACCTTCACCAGCACATCCTCGTCGGTGTAAGTGGCGACCACGCTTGCCGAGTCCGGCGACGGGAAAGGCTGCAACACGCACACCCCGTTAGCGTCGAAGAACAGATCGTAACCTGCCATCTCCGCCAGGTACACGGCGTCTTTCCACGGGTCGTTACCAGCGTCCTGCCCGAGCACTTGCTGCTGCACATTTACTGCCAGCGTCGGGAAAGACAGTTCGATGGCCGGCCACCGGTTCTGCAACAGGTTAGTGAGCGCCGTCGTGAGCGGGCCGGCTGGCACCTGATATGGCTCAAGCCACACGTTCCCCGACACACGCAAGGAACGGTCAACGCCAGACACAGTCACCTTGACCTGATCTGGCCCCTGATCCATCTCGACGCTAGTGATCACGAAGACACCGAGCGGCACCATCTCCCGGCTACCGTCAGCGAACTGCACCCCCCGATACAAGCGGATCTCATTACCGAAGGGAGTGATCGCGTCGAAGGGCGTCGAGGGAATCAGATCGTTGTCGCTTGCGCTCACCGAAAACCCGACCGTGCACGTCCGCCGCGTCGACTGATTTACGCTCACCGACACTGAACCATCGCTGATGTCGAGGTCTAGAATCTTCTGCAAACCACGCCACACCTCAGCCGTGCTCACCGCAGTGTGCGACTGCCGAACGGCCTGACGGAAAGCGTCCGACGTGGGATACATCAGCCCTCAACCTCGACGAAGTCGAAGGACACCTCACGCACGATACGCCCAGCCGAGTACGCCTCATTCCACGACCGGTTCACCACGCGAATGTACTTCTGGCGGCCAGTCGGATCCTGCACAAGCAGCACGCCCTGATGAATCATGATCGCCTCAACCGCAGACCACTGCGCCTGATTCATCGTCATGATCCGATACGAGCCATCCTCGCCACCGATCAACCCCGACACCACGATGGGCAGATTCTTGCCGAGCGGCTTGAACGTCGTGTAGGGCTCCTGCACCGTGACCGATAGCGGCCCGGTCACGTTCAAGGAACCAACATTCAACGTGGGTGCGGCCACGGCCTTCAGCCACCACGTCCCATCGTTAGTCACGAGCACCTGCGGAATGACCGAGGACCACGCGGAAGGAATCCGCTCCTCGCCAGCCACCCCAACAGACCGTGCACGGTATCGAACCGTGAGCCCGCGAGGCGCCTCATAGTCGACCACTGTGGCCGTGTTACTACCCGACACGGTAATCTCAGTGCCCGAGCGGATGTAATCCCACGACACGCCAGAGTTATCCGACCTCTGCACTTGGAAGTATTGCGACGAGTAGGACAGCCCCGGAGCGCCGCCCGTCAGAGTCAGAGTGGCCTTACCCTCGCTAGAACTCCACGCCGCCTCGATGGCGACAGTCGGAGGAGGCGTCACGCTGATCGTGAACGGCTCGAAGTCCCAGGTCGACCAGAACGGCTCACCGTTGATTGACTTCGCGACACGCACATAGGCCCGGTACGTTCCAGACAGCAAGCCGTCACCAATGAAAGCGCCGGGCTCACTCGACTGAACCGAGCCCGACTCCCACGTCGCAGGAGACGTAGCCGGATCGAATCCACCGATCCCGAACTGGGCAGCAGTGAAGACGCGCACCTCGTAGAAAGCCTGCGGATCCGCAGCATCAGGATCCGTGTACGTCCACTGAACCTCAGGAGTGGCAGTCGTCGTCACCGTTCCCGTAGGAGCAGTCACGACCACAGTAGGCTGCGCGGCCTTATCCACGTCGATGTACAACTCGTACACATAGCCGATGTCGGCGGAATCCATGTACTCGATGTACTGGGCACGCAAAGCGTCAATACGAGTCTGATCCCAAGAAGCACCATCAGGGCTCGACGTAAACCACGCACCCGTAACAGCCACAGGCGTCGACACACCGACAGCACCACGCACCGGGTAACCCGTGTAGAAGTACGTCAAGCCACTCACTCGCGTGCCGAGCATCAGATCCATCTTGCCGTTCGCGTTGTCCGTCTCCACGCGAGCCCGCAACCGCACACGCTTCACGCGCTCCGCCGCAGTAATCGTGTTCGTCCCGAACGTAAGCGAAAGAGTCGCCGTACCAGCCACCGCAGACGACTTACGCACGAAACTCGCATCCGAGTTGTCATTCGTGGCAGCCGCAGCATTAGCGGCACCCGTCACCGTGAAAGCAGACGCGCCCGTACCCACCCCGTCAGGACGCAACGTCACAACAGCCATGCCTACCTCCGCGCCGTCTGGGCCTGCTGCGCGACCTGCGCCAGGGCCTCCATGACCGCCAACTTCACGGTCGAGGATACGGCCGCAGCGTTAGCGCCGTCACCCACCGAAACCTGCACCTGCACCCCACCGCTCGCCACCGTGATCGGCGCCCCGGTAGCCCCGACAGATGGAACGTAGGTGGTAGTAGCCGATCGGCCCGTGCGATTACCACCGCCGTTGCCGCCTCGATTGCCGCCGCCGCCTCCGCCGCCGCCGGTGGCCGGAGGGGTCAGGGCTGCCTGCCAAGCCCTCGCGATCTCCTCGCCGATGGCCTTGATCGCCTCAAGTACCACAGTCTTCTCCGCCTCAAGGCCAGCAAGGGTCTGCGCGAGAAGATCCCTACCCGCCGCATACCCAACGTCCAGAAGGGGAGCAATAGCAGTCTGAATCCCCGCGACCGTTTCGTCGATCTGCTTGACGACACCGTCATACTCACTCTCAAGGCCATCCCGCAGTTTCTTCGCCGCCGTGACACCCGCGTCATACATGATGCCGGCCTGAGTATCACCGAACTTGGCCGCCGTCTCCTCATTCTTCGCCGTCAACGAGTTGATGTAGGCGACCTGCTCCGCACTAGCACCCGCCAACACCGCAGCGAAAGAACCACCCTGATCCGGTCCAGCCTCAAGGATCTGCTGGATGACGCTCTCCGAAACACCCTTCTTACGCAGCGCCTCGATATTCTTGATGTACGTCGCCGTCGCGGCGGCACGCTGCTCAAGACCCTTGATGAACTCCTCAGTCGACGACACGTTGCCGCTGATCTTCGAGAAGTTACGAATCGAATCAGCAAACTTCTTCTCAGCGTCCTCCCGTACGCGGGTCGCTTCAGCGAACTTAGCCTCGGCATCCGCGAGTTGCTTCGCCAGCCCTTCACGCTTGTTGATGAGATCGACAAGAGCCTGAGTCTGCGCCCGCAGATACTCGACAGTCGGATCAGCAACTCCATCCTCATAACCATCGAGGCGAGCGCGAACCATCTCCTCGAACTTGTCGAACAGTTGAATCGCCTGATCGACACTAATCGAAGCCGAGTTGTACGCCTTCTCGAACTCGCTCGACTGGCCGAAACGACGCTCCATGAAAGCAGCGAGACTCTTGCGAGCATCTTCGCGAGCCGCCATTCGATCCTGAATAGCCTCGATTTCAGCGTTGATCTCATTGAGACGGCCAGTCAACTTCTCAAGGTCGCGAAGTTGGGTCTCGAACCGCTCACTGACATTACCCATGACACTGTCGGCGTAAGCCTGAGCAGCCTCACGAGTCATACCAGCCTTACGGGCACGATCGTAAAGACGCTGAGACATCGCATCCCATGCCGCGTCGATACCCTGCCCACCTGCCAGGTCTGCCATGAGTTGAGTACGAATATCCCCAAGTCGCTCACGCGGCATCGTCGCAAGTTTCCTAGCCGCAGCCACATTCTTCAGAGCAACCTTGTACGCCTTGGCAGCGTCCGTAGAATCCCGAAGCGCCATCGCGAGAGCACGCTCCGCAGCAGCCACCTCGCGAGCCGAAGCCTCACCCTTGCTGCGCTCCGCACGAACATCCTTCAACGCCTGACGCGCATCAGCAACACGATCGTTCGCGTCCTTCATCGCGAACCAGGCATCCTGCACCGTGCGGCCAACATCGCGAACGAAGTCCTGAGCGCCCCGCAGCCACCCCATCTTCAGACCCGCGATAAGATCATCACCGATCTCCATAAACACACGAGACGGAGACTTGATCTCACCGGCAGCCTTGGCCGCAGCAATTGCAGCCCGGACTACCTCGCGAGCCGCCGCCGCGACCGGGCCTTGCCCGTTATTCAGACTTACAATCATGCCCTGAATCAAGGCGTTCGCGATCACGTTGCCCGTGTTGCGGACCTGCCCGGAAGTCTGCACAAGGCCCTGCACCAAGCCGACACCGACCATGCGGCCAGCCTCAATAGCGAACGTCGAAGGCGACGACACACCCGCGCCGGCGTTCATGCCGTCGATGAGCGTCTCGCCACCTACCAGGCCAGCCGCGTTGATGGCCGACTCCTGCTCCGACATGCCCGCAGTGATGCCCTGCGCGATCGCGTTGCTCACGTCAAGGCCCGCAGTCTCAGCCGCAGTAACAGCGTCGCCCATGTTCTCGACTGCCTGCTTCGATGCGTCGATCGACCCCTTGATGCTGTTGTACAGATCCGACTCAGTAGGCTTGATGCCCTGACCCTTCAGGCCAGCCTTGACCTCAGCCTCCAAGTCCAACAGCGCCGCCAACTCTTGCTGCGGATCCTGAAGAGACTTCGCGTAAGCCATCTGCGCTTCCGCGTAACTCAACACCGAGTCACGGTTAGCGGTAGCGGCCTCGTTGTTCTTGTCGATACCGGCCGTGTTCTCGGCCAACTGCTCCTTCATTTCGCGCAGAGCAGCCGTCGCCCGATCCGCTGCGCGTGCACCCGTGATGATGTCATTCAACTCAGAGTAGGTGTTCTTCAACGCCATCACGGCACGTTCAGTAGCGCGAGTGACCTCGGTGATAAGCCCTTGGTTCTGCTGCACCTGATAAGCCATGTGCGAGTGCGTTGTCGCCGTTTCCGCAAGCGACGACCGGATCGAGGTATCGGCCGCACGCGCCTCTACCGCAGCCTCTCGATACCCTCTACTTCTCTCGCGATTAGCCGCCTGCGAGGCCAGAGCGGACTGGTACTCCGCGTATGCCTGATCGGCTGCCGCGTCGGCCACCTGCTGCGCCGCCTCTGTCGCCGCATCGGCCGCGCCCTGAAAGTTCTTCTCGAAGGTGAGCAACATGCCGGCAGTTTCATTAGGCAACAGGCCAGTCGCCATCGTTTCCTGAGCCGCGTCGATCTTCGCCTGAAACTCAGCCGCCGCCTCGCCGCCCTTGGAAATAGCAAGAGCCGCGTCATTGACGCTGATGCCCAAAGCCTGAAGAGTCGCTACGTCCTCACGGCTCAGATCCATGCGGAACTGCTCAGTGAGAGCCGCCTGCGTCATCTCGGTAAACGCACCCGTTGTCTCGTCGACAGTGTCCTTGAGTTTCGCGACAAGCGCCTCGGCCTGCGCCGATCGTCCGCTGAACACCTCGAACGCGACAGACACACCGATCAACGCCCAGCCAATAGGCCCCAGCGATGTGAGCAAGCCTCTCGCCGCAGTAGCCATGGTGCGGAAGGCGCCCACAACGGCAGTCGCCGTAGTCCTGGCAGTCAGCGCAAGTATCTGTAGCCCAGCGCGAACATTAGTGACGCTCACGAGCACGCCACCCGCAGCCAACTGTGCTCCCGTCCGCATCGTCGCGAACGATGCAGTGACACGCTTATTGGCGTTTTCCCAGCCGACTTGGTAACGCCGAGACAACAGAATCATCGTGCCCATGACGCCGATGAAGACTTGGATCGGACCAGGCAGCGCCTCGAACATACTCAGTACGGAGCCCAGGGCATTAGCGATAGCCACGATCGGACCAGCCAACGCGGAAATAATGTCGGCCATCCCAGTGAAAGCACCAACAATGTCGAAGATCGGTGGGATAAGGGCTGATGCGATAGGCACCAACTCCGTCATCAACTCCGCACCCTGAATGAGCGCGGGGCCGAGTTGCTGCGCGAAGCCTTCAGCCATCGTCTCGACCGCAGGCATTACGCCCATCAGGGCATTAGAAAGCATCGGCATCGACGGCATGAGACCGTCGATCAGGGCATTGTTTACCGTGTCAGAGAACGTCGACATGACGCCGGCAAGGGTCTTCGATTGCCGTTCCATAGCCCCAGCGGCACCGGGGAACTCCTGCATCGCCTTGATGATCGCTTGGATCGCGGTCTCGGAATCGAGAGCCCCCGACTCCATGGCCTTAGACATCGCTTGCATGTCACCAGAGAACAGTTGCTCCGCGATCGCGACCTTCGCATTGAAGCCAGGAAGAGCATTACCGATCTGCATAAGATCCTGAGACAGCACACGACCGGCAGACTTCATCTGACCGAACGCATAAACCACCGCCGAAATCGAAGACGCCGGCTGGCCCAGAGCCGAAACGATGTCACCGATCGCCGGAAGCAGATTGTCTTTCACTTCGTCGGCGGCGTAACCGATCGACAGCAGTCTCTTGACCGCATCCAATGTCTGCGGCAACTCGAACGGGGTGGTCGCGGCGAAGTCACGCAAATCACCCAGATACTCTTTCGTCTCAGACGTGGCCTGCTCAACCGTCTTACCCATCCCCACGAAGATGCCCTCGATGGAGATAACGGTCTGCTCGTAATCCTTAGCAGCCTGGATGCCCTGCATCGCGAACTGCTTGACCATACCCGTCGCACGGGTAAGCGCCTGAGCACCCAACGTACCCAGAGCAGCACCGAACGCAATGGTCGATGTCTTGACCTCGCCGATGGACTTATCCATCTGCGGCAACTGGTCAGCGAACGCCTGCGTAGCACGCTGCGCGTCACGCACAGCACGCACATACGCGGACGTGTCAGCGGTGTACCGGGCGTCGACATGAGCGACTGTTGCCACGGACCCGCCTCCTTCTAACTCTTACGCTTCATGGCCTGCTCGTGCTCCCAGTTGCGGAGTTGCCACAAGGCCATCCATTCAGTGAGTTCCTGGCTCGTAACAGGACGGTGGGCCGGGGAGCCATGAAGCAACTCCCCGACCGTCCGCCCAAGTTTCTCTGCCAACTCGAACAGGAAGCGTCTTTCAGGATTCTTCAGGAAATCGCTTCCCGGCAGCATCCGTTGACTGCTCACCCTCCATGCCGGAGAGGCGAAGCCCAACCTTCGCGAGACGGTCAATCGCCTGCGCCGACTTCTGCATCAGCGCCGCAACATCACCATCCTCGAAGATGTGAGCGCCAGTCGCGGGGTCGTATGCCGTGGCGATGACGGTCTCGGCGTACAACATGCTCGCCTTGACCTCACCACCATCAGCAACGGCCTCGAAGATGCGTGCACGGTCAGCGCCGGACATGCCACGCACCTCGACAGTGACATCCCACTCGGGGATCTCCACCATCTCGGACGCGATGTCAGTTGCCTGAAGGATCTGGTCGCGCAAGGACACTAGGGTCACTTCCTTTCGAGGGGCCACTAGGGCACGTTGTGGGGTTATTCAGTTATCAGGAGGTGGCGCGGGTGATGGCGCCGGTGCACTGGAACGAAGCGGAGAACGTGCTCACGTCGCCGACGCTACCGGAAACCTCGTAGGAGGTGAGGTAGCACTCGCCCGTGTACTTCGGGTTGCTTGAGCCAGCCGAACCGCCACCGGGCGTGTAGGCGAAAGTGACCGAAGCCTCCTGGCCGAGGATGCCGGAGAGAACCGCATCGACAGTGGAAGCGCCAGCCGCATCGAACTTGCCCGACACGCTGATCGTGGCGTCGGACAGGCCGATGATGTACTCCTTGGCGTTGTCGCCGAAGGTCGTGGTCTCTGCCGTCTCGATGTCGCGGCTGATCGAAACCTCGTCGCAGAACGCAGAGATGTCGACTGGGGTGCCGGCGGCATTGTCAATCTCGAACTTGCTCTTCTTGCCATGTGTGAAAGCCACTGTATGACTCCTTTACTTCCGGGCGAACGCCATTGTGTAGGTGACCGACCCGGAGGAGCCTCCGGGGGCGTGAGAGGCACGGAGGTAGCGATTCACCGTGCCCGTTACCGCGATGCGCTCGGCGGTCGCGGTAGTCGAGGAGACACTCGCGAAGGTCACGAGGTCAGCGAATGTGACGTTGTCCGACGAGTGCTGCACCTTGAACGTGCTCGACCCGTCGCGGGTGTTAGCGGTGACATGCAGGTAGCCGGCGCCACCATTAGCGGAAGATGCCGCGTTGTCCTGCGCTGTACCCGTGGCAGCGGTGGTGGCTGCCGTGTTCGCTCCAAGGAGCACACCACGGTCGATGCCGCCGTCCGCCTGAATCGACAGGCTCGTCGACACGACATCACCGACAGGGCTGCTGATCTCGTAGGAGGTCTTGCGGGCAGCGCACGAGTAGGACGCCTTACCGACCGCCAGACCCTCGGGGGCGATAGTTGCGACGCTGGCAGCGTCAACACCCAGGGCCGCTTCGATCTGCTTGTCGACTGCGCTCTCGTCACCATCGAACATGCCCGAAACGGACATGGTGCCGTCCTTCAGACCGATGATGTACGACTTAGCCGAAGAGCCGAACGTCGTCGTCTCCGCAGTCTCCACGTCCTGAGATGCCGAAGCCTCATTGAAGAACGTCGACAGGTTCCCTGCACCGACGAGAACGCCGCTGCTCTTGCCATGGACGAAGGCCATTAGTCCTCATCTCCCTCGGGCTCGGGGGCGGGAGCCGGCTTCCCCGGCTTGGATGCTGCACCGGCGGGCTCGATGAGTCCCTGCTCGGTCAGCCACTTGATGCTCTTCGCGGGCAGGTCTTCGACCACATCTCCCGGCTCTGCACGACGGTCGGGCGGGTAGTCAAGCCCGACGAGAACCCTGTAAGCGGGCACCCGGTCCACCTCCATGACGGCGCGTGTGGACCCCGCACCGCCTAGGCCACACGGGGCACGTCCAAGCGACGGACAGGGGCCACTATGGGCACGAATGTTGCTACCCCTCAGTCTAGGGGCACACAAGCAGGATCCCCGACTTCCGGGGGGATGAAGTCGGGGATCGTTTCTCACTCGGGCCAGGGGGAGTAGCCCGAGGGAGGTCTAATAGCAGGCGTTAGCGGTGCAGTGGCCGGCCTTGCGGTGGCCCATGGCCTGCCCGTTGTAGAGGCAGTTGTGGTGCGGGGGCACGGGCCGCTGACCTGCGGCTTGGGCGGCGTCGCACTCGGGACAGTCGGTGACGTAGTCGCTCATGAGGTCTCCCTTCCAGGGTGCTTGGCCTTGCGCTTGTAGGTCTTGCCTGAGGGGATCGGGGAGGCCGCTGAAGAGCGGCGGCGCTCCAACACGACCCGCTGGTGGTCCGGGCTGCGGCGGGGTCTCATGCCGCCACCTTGGGGGCAGGGAACTCGCTCATGACGTAGAGGGCTGCGGAGCAACCGGCCGGCAGGATGCGTGAGGTGAGCAGGCAGGTCTCCTGGGCCTCGACGAACTCGCCGCTGCTGGTCTGCACGGCCAGGTAGTCAGCGGGCACGAAGAAGGACTCGCCATCGGCGGTCTCGACCTTGGCCCGGAAGAACGTGGCCCGACGATCACTACGGAACTTGTCCTCGCCGTACCAAGTCACCGTGCCGGTCTTGCCCTTGTACTTGCGGCCACCGGTCACGAGGACCGTGGAGCCGGCCTTGACGAGGGTCTGCTCGTAGGCGGCCTGCACGGCGAGGGCTGCGGCCTTCTTGGTCTCGTAGAAGTCGGCGTAGCGGGCGAGCACGTCGGGGGTGGCGTCGACCTGAGCGATGAAGCCTCCACCGACAGCGGTGGATCCGGTGGTGACCCAGGTGAAGGTGCCCTTGTCGGTCTCGATGAGTGCGAGGAAGTCGCTGTCGTAGGCGCCGTTATTCTCGCGGGTGGCGATGACCTTGCCGGTGTAGTTCTTGTTCATGGGATCCCCCTCCCGGCGGGGCCTTTCCCCGCTCACAACCCAAGTGTAGCATAACCGGGGTTGTGGACCTAATCCTAGAACGGCACCGAGTCGCGGATCTGCCTCACCCGAATGTGCAACTGGCAGGCATACGCGATCAGATCCTCGATCTCCTCAAGGGCATCCTGCACGATGGCCTCCATAGGGCGCTTCTCGAACCGCTGAAGCCCCGAACCGTCGTCGTACTGCAACATTCCAGGCCCCATAATCCGGTCGCCCAGGCGCTCCACAATGGTCGCGACCTCGGTCGCGTACTCCTCAGAAGTCATGGCCCCACCCTAGAGGTTACCGGCCAGTAACTTACTGAACCGCTAGGTCACCCCAACCACCATCGCCCACGACCAGCGACACCATCCCAGCCGGAGCATCCTGCCCCGTCTTATGCCGCCACCATGTCGAGCCCCCATCGAGCGCAGGAATCTGCATAAACGTCTTCGCTCCCGACTGCTCCACCCGCAGGTGATGCAGATGAGCCGCCAGCAGCAGGGTCGCCGACCCGATCGGCTGCATCCCATGCGCCTGCCCAGCCCACCACTTGATCGGATCCCGCCCGAACTGATGCCCGTGCGCGAACCCCACCGGCGTCCCCTCGATGTCGAGGGTGATAGTCAACTCGTCACGGCCCGGAAACACGAAGTGCACATGCTCATACCCCCCCGCCAGGTTTAGGGCGTCAGCGACCGCCACAGCCCCCTCGACGGCCCAGGAATCGTCGTACCGCCGCACCACCTTGCCGGCCCGCTCGACCTCGTCATGGTTCCCAGGGACAACCGGCACCACGACCTTCTCCGCCAGCCCAGCGAACTGTTGAATCTGGTGCATCATCAGCCGCCGGTAGATCCGCAACTGCTCCGAGACCGTCAGGTCCAGCCGGCCAGCCTGCGCCAGAGACCCCCCCTGAGACACATTGCCCTCGATGCAATCACCCAACCAGCCCAGGGTGATCGAGTCGATCTTCCGGCCCGCCTTACGCAACTCCTTCAGCCGGCGCACCGTCCCGTCAGTCTTGGTCAGGAACCGCTCGACCGTCCCCTCAGTACCGTCCCCGTCCGGCTTACCCAACTGAAGGTCACCGGCCAGCACCACATAGGAAAGGCCCCCGCCCTCAGCCACCGGCGGGGCCGGGCGCTTCTTCCCCACCGCCGCGAGCAACTCGTCCAGGCTCGACTGCCCGACCCTGCGGCGCCGCACATTGGCCCGGTAGTAGAACATGCGCTGCACATTGCCCTCGCCCAGGCCAGCGTCCCAGGCCCGGTACTGCACCGGCTCGACAACCTCATACTCGGCAGGGTCGAGATCCCACACCGCCAGCAACTCCGCCCAGTCCCGAGGCGGTGTCTCCATTGGCTGCGTCGTCAACGTCCCCGAGTTTCCATCCCACGCCACCCCCGGCTCCCACCCAGACGGGTGCCGCACCGTAGGCGCCTGATAGGTAGACGTATCACCGGCATTAGCCAATGCCTCAAGGTCAGATTCAAGGCTCATTGCGCTCGCCCCTCGCAACCGTTTCCTGAGCCTCCATCGCCGTGACGATGAGACTGTCGGCTATCTGCCGAATCGTGTCGTGAATAGCCGTCAAGCCCGCATAGGTGATCGCGTCCTCAGACTTCAACGCCCCCGCCGCAGCGTCAATGCCACGCCGCTCCACCATGCGGAGATACTCAACGAAAGCCGTACATTCGATCCACACCCGATGATTACCGGGCTCCACCATCATCGTGATCGCTTTCGTGTCTAGGGACACAAGCACCCCGCGCCACGAGTACGACGACGGTGCCGCTGCACAGAGTGATACGCGATGTCGTATCCCCACTTCCGCAACGTCTCGGCAACCCGCCCGGACGGCACCCGGCAATCCTCCTCAAGGAGAACACCAAGCCACTCACGCTGCTCATCGGTGACCTGCTCAAGCACCAGGCTCACCGCGCACCGCTTCTGATGAGGAACCTCAGTGCGCTCATCCAACAGCGCCTTCAAGTCCTCGACAAGATCACTCATGCCTATTCTCCGCCTTACATCTTGAGCAGCGGATAGCCCACGGTCGCGTCACCAGCAACGCGATGATCCGGTTACAGCGCCAACACCGAGGCACCTCATCCGTGATCGCCGACCGGCCATACGGATCCGTCACGGACGCACCACACACGAGAAGTTCATGCTGATCATCGGCCGGCCATTCTGGTCCTCACCCATCGGCAAGAAAGACCCATCCGCCGCCACCCGCATGATGTAGATACCGGAGATCGAGGTCTCCGTGATCCCCGCCATCAGCAACCGGACAGCCCTCGCCTTATCACGAGCAGCCGGGTAGTCACCACGAGTAGACCGAACAATGACCTGCAACCCCGGTTGCTCGACAGCGAACGCCGCAGCGCCCATAGTTAGCATTGGGGCATACCCCTGTGTCTCGTAAACACAGACACAAGAATCCGGGGACTCCGGCATTGTCGCCAGAAACAGATTCGTGCCCAGAGTGCCTTCACCCTGAGCCTGCAAATAGTCACCGACTGCTTCAAGAATGGTGCTCATTAGATGACGAACCTCCGGTTGATCATGTCAAGCACCCGGACCCTCATCCTGTCGGCCATGCCCTTAGCGTAGAGTTTCACGGGCCGTTCTAGGTACTTCCACTGCGTCGGCGAGGCGTGTGTCGCCCTTCCTGGGGGCAGTTCGTGGACATAAATGGCGTAGTTCGCTGCCGCCCCGCCATACCGGATCCAGGCATGAGCCAGGTTCCCGGTGCGGTACTGAGTGACATTCCCCGAGGACCGCAGCACACCCGTGTCGACCGGGACGACCTGCTGAGACAGGCGGAAAGCCTCCTGGGCCTCCTCGAACAGGGCTTGCTGCCCGTAGATCGGGGCATCCTTGCCGGCGAGACGGAACGCCTCATTCAAGGGGTCAAGCCCGCGAGCCCTCACATAGGCGCCAGCCATGAGCCATCACGCCCCGAACCCGATAACCGTGTGGTGGGCGCCCGACTCGTCCCTCAACTGCGACACAGACGTGATCAGGGGGGTGCGGCCATCCGGCAACGCGATCCTGTCATTCACATCCACCGTCGCAACGCCGTACACGACCGCCCGACCCGCCTCAAGGATCTCCCGCCCGTCCTGCGTGCGGATCATGCGCGAGTCCCAGATCAGCCGGCACTGATACGACGTACCCGACCCAGAGTGCGACTGCTTGCCGTACTTGTCAAGCGTTGACGAGCCATACACGATGACCGCGTGAGGCATCATCACCGCGAAATCTTTGGCGATAGCCACAGTCACGCCCCAGGGTTGTCATGCAGACCGGTGTGGAACTCATGTCCCTGCATACCCAACTCGCTTCGCTCATTCGCGGTCTGAAAGTTCTTCGGCGACGCCCACGGAGTAGGCACATCACGGCGAGAAGCCAGAGCCATTAGCCGATCAGCCAGCGCATAGAACGACTGCGACCGGTCCTGATACGACAGAGACAGGTCACCGACCGACTTCGACGTAGCCATCCTCGCGAACTTCGACGCAATCACATGGCAGGCATCATGAGCAGACTGATAGATCGAGTCGCCAGACTCCGTAAACAACCAGTCGATCTCAGCATCGTTGAGCAACTGGTCATTCGTGTCCGTGTCCCCGATCAGGAACCGGACACGGTCACGGTCGGAGTGAGCCGGGTCGCCGGTGTAAGTCCAAGCCACAAGCCACTCCTACCCTCGGTTAGGTTCCTATTCTACTGGCGGGAAGCCATAATCGCGTCGACTGCGCCCTCAGAAAGGCCCATGTCCAGCAACTCCTGGCGAGCCGACGCCAGGGCCGCAGCCGCAGCCTCAGCCGCCGCCACACGCTCCGCCTCGGCAGCCTCCGCCGCCAGACGATCCACCTCACGCTGCTCCAACTCAGCCACCGTCATCGGCCTCATCGTCTGCTCACCCGTGGCGCAGTTCACTTCCAGCACCATCGGAACCTCGTCCGTGACCATCTCACTCATTGTGTTTCTCCTTAGTTAGTTACCGATATGGGGGTATCGAATGATGACGATGCCGGAGCCGCCAGCACCGGCAGTAACACCGACGCCCTCGCGGATGCCGCCGCCGCCGCCGCCTGTATTGGCGCGTCCGGCAACCGCTCCCACGGTGTAGTTTGCGCCGCTGCCTCCACCGCCGACGCCGCCGCTACCCGGTGTCGTGGTTGCTCCGCCGCCACCGCCTCCCGCGTAGTGCGACGACACCCAGAACACTCCCGCACCACCGTTGCCCCCCGTGTTCGTGGAGGCCGATCCGCCAGCGGCTACCGCGCCGCCACCGCCGCCTCCCGCTTGCGAAGCGCCAGTACCTCCCGCGCTACCCTGACCCGACGTGCCAGCACCTCCCGCCGCGCCGGAACCGCCCCCGCCGCCGCCGGATCCACCTGCCGCGCCGACCACATTGGAGAAGCGCCCGCCTCGACCGCCTCCCACGGCGGTAAGGCTGAAGACGGATGAGTCGGTGCCGTTAGAGCCTCCGTCTGTACCGCCTGCCGCCGCTGCCCCTCCGCCGCCCACGGTCACCGTTTGATTACCGGGGCCGAGGCCGAGACGACCTTGCAGCAAGCCTCCGGCTCCGCCGCCACCGCCTTCGTACTGCCCGCCGCCCGAACCGCCGCCACCGACAACCAGATACTCCACCACCCCGCCCTCGATCACCCGCAACGAAGACGTAGACGTAAACGTGTGAACCTTGTAACCCCCCGAGATCGTCTCCACGCCACCCACAATCACAGGCACCTGAGTAATCGCATACAAGTAGAACGTGGACCCCGCGACGAAGTTCGTGCCGAACCACGGAATCAAGGTGATCGACGTGACCGCAGCCGTGGAGTTCCACAGATTAGCGTTCATACCCACGATCGCTTGGGTGCCGTTATTCTCCGCGACCCCGGTAGACAAGACGGACTTAGCGGCGCTGCCCGTGTAGTTGGGGATATGCACCTCTGCGCTGCCGAATGTGTTAGCGGTCGCGCTAGCCGCCGTGAGGGTGGAGGTGTGCTTCATGCCTGTCTGCGAAGCACCGTTCTCGTTACCGATAGTGGAGTTGTATTGGTAGACCATGCGGAATGAGTAGTTCGCCCCGCTGTCCCCATTGAACCGTATGTTCGTGGTGTCCTCGAAGGCTGCCCGATCAGATCGTGCCGAGTAGACGAGCAGCAGGTCGGTGTAAGTCTGCGGGATGTTGGACATGACGACAGACGTAGCGGACGCAAGGAGTGTCCGCTTGGCGATGAGGCGTTTCACACCGGGCATCAGCGGCCCCCCGTCCTGAACTCATGGGTTAACGTCATCACGCCGCCTTGATTCCGTAGAGGCTGAACGTGGAACCAGTTTTCCAATTAGTTGCGTCATAGGGCAGAAGCGTGATGCTGGTGATTGCGGCAGTTGAGCGCCACAGGTTGACAGCCCTATCCAGATACAGTCCGCTGGCAGCGCCACCCGCAACGAGGGCTGTCTTGAATACTGAGGTATTGGCGTAGGACATGATTTGTATCGTCGACATTCGGTCCACCGCAGCCCCGTAGGACCCCGCAAAGGCTACCGTGGCAGAAGAAATGCGGTACGAGGCTGCCGTGCTGCCGTCCCCATACAACTGAGTAGCGGAGTAGTTGCTGCCGGTGTCCCCGTTGTATCGAATGTAATCGTTGATACCTGTGAGTCCAGCACGGGCGTGCTTTACGATAAAGAGGTCCGTGAAGGTCTGGGGGATGCTGCTGAACGTGATGCTTGAGGCGTCAGCACCTAGCGTCTGCGAGGCGATGGGCTCATACGTCCTAGGCATGATCGCCCCCCGTCTGTAATTGTGTCGTTAGAGTCATGGGGCTTTCACCCCGTACAGGGCGGCGGTGGAGTATTGAACAAACTTGTAAAGAGTGTCCGGCTCAAGCAAGGCGATTGAGGTAATGGCCGAGGTTGTCTGCTCCAGCGCGGAAGGCATCTCTACAAATCCTGCGCCGTTGCGATCCCCACCACTGAACGCCCTGACAACCTTGTTCTTGGTAGTGGATGTGTAGTCAAGGATGTCCACGACTATCGCACTAAACATTGACGCACTAGCGCTGCCACCCGTGGAGTGCGAAATATTGCCGCTCGTCCCTGTGTATGCGCTGGGAGATGCTCCGTCCCCGTAGAGCGAATGGTTGCGATCAATGCTGGTGCCATTGATCCTCATTGCTAGTGCTGGTTGCACAGACGGGTAGTTGCTGCGGACCAAGGCACGAATCTGCAAATGCTGGTAGGTGCTTGGAATGGATGTGAACTCAATCGTATTTGCCCCGCCGCTGCCGACCGTGACCGTGGCGATGGACTCGAAATCCCCACCACCGGCATAAATGAACGGATTGATAAAGAACATCAGGCGCGCCGCCCGATGAGGTAAACCTTGGCGCCCTTAGCGCCGGTGCCTGCTACGTCGATGTCTATGGTGATCTCGGCATCATCGGCGAGTGCGCTGTCGCTAATCACGGCAGCCGTGGCAGCCGTCGTGCTGGTCTTCTCGTTAGCGTCGATCGTGAGTTTCGTAGACAGGATCGTCGTCCCGCCCTCGTTGATGTCGAACGTAGGCAGGCCAGAGGTCGAGGCCGTGGACAGGGACGCCCGTACCGCCGTGAGCGTCATGGCGAACGGCATGCGGAAGGTGACCTTGGCGTTGCCCGTGGTGATGGCGGTTTCCTCGTCCGACACCGCGATCCCGATGACCTCGGCAGGACCCTGCCAGATGAGGCCCGTGGTCTCGCCAGAGGCAGCCGTGAGGATGAAGTCATTAGTGCCCACCGCCAGACGGGCGGGGGTGTTATCAGCCGTCGCCGTGACCAGATCGCCCTTGGCGTCAACTAGGGCTTTAGTGACATACTGCGTATGAACGTCCGTAGAGTTGTCATTAACGTGTGAGTTCGTCTCATCGAAATCACGAGCTGACACACCATGCCGGAACACAGCACCAGCATTGTGAGACACAG